AATTGCTGAGCGTTTGAATGGTTTGTCTAAGTCTAATCAAGAAGTATATAGCCACATGAGCCCTGAGCAAATAAAGGCAGGTTTAGAGTTGTTTAATAAACTGCCTCAGCTCCGTGAAGTGCAAGCCATTTGGAATGGTGTTAGACAAAATGCTATGAAGATAGCGGTTGATTCCGGTTTGTATAGTAAAAAGCAAGGGGAAGAGTTACTGAACTATATGGATTATGTGCCGTTCTACCGTGCAGATCAAATTGCATCTAAAGCAGGACCCCGTGAATATAACCGTGGGTTATTAGACTTTGCAAAGAACTTTAAGATTAAGGGTAGTGAGCAGGAAGTTGTTGACATCTTTGACAACATGGAGCGTTGGACAAGTTACACCATATCCCGTGCAGTTAAAAACCGTACTGCCTTAAATATGTACAACGTAGCCAAACAAACTATGCCTGATGAGGTTAGAGAGTTACGCCAAGATGAGCGTGTTAAGAGAGAGCAGAACGTAGTTGAGATGTGGGTAAATGGGCAACGACAAAGAATAGAATTTGATGACCCTTTGTTTGTGCATGCATTTGAAGGAGTGCAGTCGGTTTCTATACCTATGCTAACTTTTTGGGCTAAGGTGGCTAATATATTCCGTAAATCTATTGTACTAAACCCGCTATTTTCTGCAAGTCAGTTATCACAAGACTCAATTAGTGCTATGTTTACTTCAGGATTAAAGCAACCGTTTAGAATCCCCCTGGAAGTTATGAGTGAGTTTTACAAGACGTTGTCAGGTACAAGTAAGGCGCATGCAGAGTTAGCTAAGTATGGTGTAGTGGGGGTTAGAGACTATTCTTCTACTATGGCTCGTACCGATGCAGAGATTGCCGCAGGGTATAAACAACCTACTAAGTTACAGAAGTTATTATCCCCATTTGAAAAGTTTGCTATGGCATCTGATAATGCCGTGCGTCAGGCTATATATAACCGAACCCTAGCGGAGGGTGGAAGCAAAGCTGAAGCCGTAGAAAGAGCATTTGAAATTATTAACTTTAAACGTGCAGGGGCAAGTGCATCCGCACAAGCATTGCGTCAGGTAGTACCGTTTTTAGGTGCATACTTACAAGCGCAAAACGTAATGTATAAGACTATAAGTGGTAAGGGTATATCTCCTAGCGAGAAGTCGGCTGCGCAAAAAACTTTATTAGCTACTACGGCTAAAGTTATGGCATTGATGTTTGTATATACTGCTATTGCTAGTGATGACGATGACTATCAAAATATGGACCCAGCGATTCGTGATAGGCATTTGATGATTCCGGGTACTGGGTTTATGTTGCCACTGCGTAGTGATTTAAGCTTATTACCTAAACTTGTTGCGGAATATAGTTATCTAAGTATGACCGACAATGGATTTACTGATGGTAAAAAAGTTCGCCGTGCTATGAGCGATGCAGTTGTTAATGCTATTTCTAGTCCAACCCTAGTACCTCAAGCAGTTAAGCCGTTACTAGAAACTATGGTTAACTATGACTTCTTTAGTGGCAGACCAATTATTGGTACAGGTATGGAAAACTTACCCACAGCACAACAGTATTCTGCTAATACATCTGAGTTTGCTAAGTTTTTAGGTTCTTCAGGATTTATGTCCCCTATGAATGTAGATCATTTAATTAAAGGTATGCTTGGTACTACTGGGGGGTTTGGGATAATGTTGACTAATGCGGTGGCTCATGCAGGTAGTAATGTACCTGCGCCTGAAAAGTCATTTCAAGATGCAGTCGCATCTATACCCGGTGCTAGTGCTTTTGTAATGCGTGAGAATGGTAACGCCATGAAGAATGATTATTATGAGTTACGAGATGAAGTTGATAAGACAGTTAATGGATTTAACCGTTTAGTTAAGCAAGGTAAAACTGAGGAAGCTAAAGAGTTTTATGAGGAGCGTCAGGATTTATTTAAAGTTAAAACTCAGGTTAATAATATTGATAACCAACTAACTAAAATACGTGCATATCAAAATTATATTTATGAGTTACCCGAAAGCAAAATGAACAGTGAGCAAAAAGGTGCGGAACTTAAAAGGCTAAAAGAAATGGAAAACGCTATGCTTAAGAACGTACATATGTTAAGGCAAACCGCAGGATATTAAAAAAGACCCCGCACTCAGGCGGGGTTAAGTCCTTATAGATAAGGAGAAGAGGTTTACAGTATATCACTTAACCCTCCAAACTCGCAAACCGAATACTCCTTTTTCTACAACATACTTACAAACTATTGTATATCCCCAGCGTTTTGCTTCCGTAGTTAGCGTTTTTGTATGTCTTCTATGATCAAAGCAGGGTATGAATACAGACATACCCGGTTCAAATTTAGCCCACGGAATCAGAAAGATTTGGTTCAGTATTTGGAGCATTTAAGAATTTATCTTCACGGAAAAAGTCAAGCTTAGTAGAATCAAATACAAGTGCTGGTACGTTAATCTCTGCACCCATAACAGTACCTGCCGTCATACGCTTGCGTTTAGTTCCAACATACGCACCGCTTTTTATATGCATAGCCAACGACTCATCAAAGTTTAACTTGCCTTTATTACATTCAATCCTATATTCTTTTGCCACTACAAATAATAGTTTAGTATCAGGTTCGTAACGGATTGTTAATGCGCCTCTTGGCTCACGAATCGGACCATATTCAAGCCCTGTCCTATTATCCTTACCGCCATTAATAATTAACATCTCATGGAACTTACGGTTAATAAACCCACCCAAGAAGTCACTACTTTCTAACATCAGTATTTTGTTTTCGGTTTTGGATGCCATAATATGTTTTGTAATATATTGCATTACCGGTTTGTGGTCGATATCATGTAGCCCAAGATTCCTAGAAATAATACCCCCTGCAAGAGCAAGCGCAGGTATAGCCGACCAATATCTTTCAGATGAAGATAGCCCTGTTATTCTATCTAATTTAGCTTGTAGATCATTTACAAACTTAACTACCTGTGGAAGATTAGCAAGTACGTATTGCAAAAAAGGTAAAGCCGCATGTCCGTAGTTATCATATAACCTACCAAAATGTGCCCTAGCTTTAATTGGGTCATCGTTAGAATCTTGATAAAAAGGCAATGCAACAATACGATTTAATTCACCATCAGGCATTGATTTAATAGAAAGTAAGTCGTCTCGTAATGATCGGTTTGTTGTAGTAATAATGCCTGTACACCAACTCGTGGAATTTACACGTTCCGTATTTGCTTGTGATGTCATACGGTTTTTAGCCCTGCCTTCTGTTATGTCATATACTAAGCTTGATTTATGTTCAGCAGGTAAGTTAGTCATCTCATCAAATAAGATTGGCAAGTGTTGCATTGCACCGATACGGTTTAGTTTTTGATTGTACGTATCTTTAGTTAACATCATTTGTTGTTTAGGTGCGCCGTATATACTTGCAATAATATGCAGGATTGTTGACTTACCTGTACCTGAACCTTGAGATTCCAAACTTAATATGTATCCATATAACTCAGGCTTAATATATTTAAGTAGCACATTACCAAAACCCATAAAGAACGCAAAAGCTTTAGCTTCCATTGCTGGTTGGCTATAGATATTCACAACATCTTTCCAAATATGAAAATCACCTTTCTCTCTAAATACTGGGACTAATGGTAGCGTTGCTGATGTTGGAGGACTATATAAAACTTCAGTAGCCCTAATCTCTTTATCACCTAAAATAAATGAAGAGTCGTCATCAGTCCAACCAAATTGTTTTCGAGCCTTTTCTGCTTCTCCCAGTGCTTGCAATTCTTCCACCCACTTTCCTATATAGTTCATCAAAACCTCCTGTTTCTTTCCTAATACTAATACCCCATACGAGGACACTGCGCTAATAAATTTTTCTTTAGATGCAACCGATGTTAAAGGCACAATAAATTCCCGTACACCATCTTTTGGAAGGTGTAGACGCAGTAAAATTACTTCGCCCAAGTCAGGGTCAATCATGCGTTTAACTACATAAAAGTCATAAGGATAGATTAGTATTTCTTCTTCCTCATCGGTTTCAGGGTTTTTAGACCGAACGTAGATACCGCCTACCTTGCCCCTAAAGTATGGGAATGGGTACTTTGGTATTTTAAATTGAGTTTTTTCTTTACTGCTTGTGCTTACTTCCTGAACTATATTATCTTCTTCAGTAGCCTCGACTATCTCCTTACCTAATTGGATTGGAGATGATATATTTTGTTTGCAACCTTGACAACCTTCTGCAAACAACTTTCTAAATGTAGCGCAAGTATATGGACCTTTTGTTTGATTAGCTTTTTTCTCAGTGTCCTGTGCATTATATTGTGGGTGTTGATCGGATATCTTGTGAATCGCTTTATCCCTGTCCACACAATTATTGGCAATACTTAACCCTCCTCTCCACAGTGGTTCATCTATAATATCTTGGTTTTGGTATATACGCAACAACTGCGCACACCCTTCTCCATTAAGGCTTTTAATAAGAATTGTTTTAAATCTAGACTGACTGTTACCCATAAGGGCTAATGTCATTGCATCCATCTCTTTAGGTACAAACGGTTTGCCTGACATCTGTTCAAAGACATCACCACCGTCTAACTTATTTAAAACATCTTGTATAACAGAGATATCTATGGGTCCTTCATTGTTTCTTATAACAGTAACAGGCAAAGGGTTGTTAATATCTTTATAGTTTAACGTCTCAGGAATTCTTAAAACCCTAGCCGTGTCAGCAGTTACAGAAGTATCAGCGTGTAGCTTTTCCTGTGCGCAAAGAGCCTTAAGCTTCTCAGCTAGGGGCTTCCATATAAACGAAGGTAGTGGCTCAGATAAAGCCCAATACGCATGGATACCGTTACCTGAATTAACTACAATAGGTTTTGGCATTCCTGTATCTTTAATAAACTTTTTAAGCGCAGTTAATCCATCGGCTTTATCTGCGTATGCCTTGCCTATGCCACAATCTAAATCTATAAAGAACGATTTTAAATGGGATGAGTTGTCAGTCTTTCTTCCACCTTTTGGATTAGTAAAAGTAGATAATGCGAAATAAGAATTAAACCCTGCATGTACTAACTGATCGGATAATTCAATTACTTTGTCTATGCTATCTACGAACTTCTGTTTGGGTGTCGTATTTTCTTTTAACCCTACTACGCAATAGTTACCCTCTGAAGGCAGTACTGCTGATAGAAATGCTTGTGTGTTCAAAATAAGCCGCCTTTAACCGTCAGTAAAAAAGTGGGCAGGGATGTGACGGCGTACATCCTTTTCGGTAGCTAACCTAGCCCCCTTACACTACATGAACTTTAAATATTACTCGTCATCCCAAGTTTCTAAGATTTTAGTTAAGTCTTTCTTAGGAGTAGGTTCTTCTTTCTTGGTAGCACGTACAACAGGCTCATCTACTTGAGCAGGTGCTTCTTCATGGGATTCCCCCTTTGGTGCTTCTAATTTAGGAGTATCTTTAACACCATCTGCCTGAGCAACAGTCATCGTAATAGCCTTAAGTGCAGTGGGGGTTTTACCCTGTGCAATAGCCTTTTTAATTTCTGCTTCTTCCAAATAGCGTACAGGCTTAAATACAACTTTTGGTGTAGAACTTGCAGTATCAAAACGCATTTCAGTTACCACCGCAGTAATAGGTACTCCTCTACTTGCAACCATCTTAGCATACACTTGTAGAGGCCATTTTCCTGATTCACCTTCACCAAAAATAGATGTAGATGGAAGCGTTAACTGATATACCTTACCACCAATATCATTGTCTAATACAACAGCAAGACGTTGAGAGAATCGGCAAGCACGACCTTCGCCCTGTCCTGAACCTTTAATATTCTGTGGACATGTTGCGCAAGACTTAGACTGCGGGTCTTTTGCACTTGCATCGGGTATATCACCGTTAGCTGACCAACAATCAGGTGAAGAGGTCTGACCTTTTTTGTATGTACCTGCATAGAATGTACGAGATACTTTTTCAGAAGCCGCCACAATTACTACATTAAGATGACGTTCTTCTCTTTGTGCAACTTCTTTACCATTAGACAATAAACGCCATACGCTACCGTCAATAGAAATACGATCAACTCCACCACCACTACCACCCATCAGTGCCTTAGTAGTAGCATCTAATTCAAAACTTCTTAAGTGTGCGGGTAACGCACTATCAAACATCGTTAAATCATTACTCATATCTTCTCCTATTAGGATTTACGTTTAACAGTTACTGCATATGTTGCATCCGAATTTAACCCCTGCGGATGTAAGTCAGGGTTTTCAGCCAAGAACGCATCTACGTTCGCAGTGGAAATTCTTTGGTGTAAAAAATGAAAAGCATCGTGTTCCTTAATAAATGCATATAACGATTCCCAATCATTTGTCCAATATCTTTTGGATATTCTTTTAGTAACAGTTCCAACTGGGGTACGTAGTATATCAGTACCTGCGTCTTTACAGATTTCTAAAAGCTTCTCTTGTACAACACCTAATTGCTCTTCTAACTCAGCATCTTGCTTTGCGAGTTCGTTGCGTTTGTCTCTGATTTTAATATAAATCTTTACTAGCCTTTCTGCGGTTATATCCATTCTCTTCTCCTTTTTAGAAATACATATACATTTTAATACTAAACTTTAAAAATATCAAGCTTCATCCTCTAAAATGTTTTTATACAAATCAATCATCTTAGTATGGATATCAACTTTTGATTCCAACATCTTGTACATCTTCTTCTCTACTGGTGAACCTTGTAAATGCACAACAGTACATGGGTTATGTTGTCCTGCTCTATGTACCCTAGCGTTAGCTTGCAGGTAAGTCTCGACAGATGTAATTGGGGAAAACCATACTACAATGTTCGCCGCCGTTAGTGTAACTCCATGAGCCGCCGCTTGAGGTTGTATCACAAGAACTTTAGGATTAGGCTCGGTTTGGAATCTTGCAAAGATATCTGTACGCTTACTAGCACTAACTGCACCATTAATAATCTCAGCCGTTATCCCTGCATCTTGAAGTGCTTGTGTGACTATGTGTATAGCATGACGATACGGAACAAAAACTAAAACTTTGTTTGATGCTTCTTCTATAACTTCTTTTAAAGCATTGATACGATTGCTGGCATCAAACTCAACTACCTCTCCAGTATCCGAATAGACTGCGCCACATGACAACTGCAATAGTTTATTAAGATTAGCCGCCGCATTTACTGTGGTTATTTCTTCACCTGCCGCAACTACTAGCATATCTCTGCGTATCAATTCGTAATATTTTTCTTGTTGTGTAGTAAGTGGTACATGTCTGCTTGTGTAAGTCATTTCAGGCAAATCTAAACATTCTTCTTTCGTAAAACGTATTGCAGGTTGAAGTGCATTGTGGACAATCTTTTCTGACTCAGGTTTTGGAATCCATTTGAACTGTGTAATCTTAAACATAACTGTGTCTCGGAATGCCCCAAAGAATTTAGGTATGCTTGTAGGATTAACCAATTTAGCCAAGCCGTATGCATCAGTAGGTGACTGAGATGCAGGTGTTCCTGTTAACATCCATAACCATGTTTTAGGTTTAAGTATTTGCACTAGGGTTTTATATCTTCTAGTACCCACCGTCTTATATGCGTTTGCTTCGTCTATAACTATTAAGTCAAACTCATTCTCTATTATGGTATCTTTTATTATGTTAAGCCCATCGTAATTAACAATCACAAACTCAGCACCGCTATTAACTGCTTGTATTCTTTTTTCCTTTGCGTAACTATGGGCTATTGCCGTTGTCCTGTGCATAGCAAACTTAAACAAATCATTCTGCCAAGCCGATTGCATTATAGATAATGGACAAATAACTAAGACACGTTTGATCGCACCGATAGTCATTAGATAATCACAAGCCCATATAACCGAGCCTGTCTTTCCTGTACCCTGCTCATTAAAACAAAATGCTCTACGGTGTAAGGTTAGGAATGATGCAGTAGCCTTTTGATGTTCAAACGGTTTGTAGTATCCGGGGAATGTGTAATTTGCAAGTATGGGACTAGGTACGTTTTTAATCTTTAAGTTTTTAAGTACCTGCGCTTCTTCTAACCCCCATTTAACTAGCACCTCGCCTGAGTCTAGCATCTTGCTCTTTGGTATAACCGTTGTAATACGGTTAGGGTTTTTTACTTTTAGTAGTAGTGCTTTGTTATCTATTATTTGCATCTCTTCTCTCTATACACTTATAAGTTCTTGAAAAACTTTTTTGGCATCCAAATAGGCTTTTGTTCTTTTATTAAAACCATACGACTCATAATTTAAACCATATACTGTCAGACAGTATCCCCACCCATCAGTAAACAATGTAATCCGTAAATCACCATCCATAAGCACCAACAACCCTTTAAACTCTTCTTTCTTCATCTCTTCCCCGATGGCAAAGCCTTCAAAATCACTGTTTTGAATTTTTATTACACCTTACGGGTGTTATTCGGTTAGTTCCCTACGAACAAAGGATACTCGTGTGAAGGAGGAAAAACATAGTAACTAACTGACATGGTTATTATAACCCACTCATGCCTTGGGGAGAAGCACTAAATTACTTTTTCTTTTTTACAACTTTACGTTCTTTCTTGCTAACTTCTGAAACTAAGTTACCTTTTGAATCTCTTTTAAACGATCTGTTTTTAGCTTTACTTTGAACAGTATATCCGTCTTTATTACTACCGCCTTTATCCAATGCTTTCTTGTGCGCTAAGTCTTTACCTTCACGACTCTCAGCAATCTTATCTTTATCTAATGGGCTATCAGGGTGTGTCTTATCATAAGCCCTTCTTAAGCGTTGACGTTCCGCACGTCTATCATTTTCGTTACGCTTCTTTTGCATCTCGTATTCGTGAGCATATGGTCTAGGTGATTTAGTATATGGCATGTTTATTTTCCGTTGTGATAGCAGTCTTTTACTGGACACCAACTACCGCAAGTAAAGTTTGGTTTAGGATTCCATACTTGTAATTCTATCGCTTTTTCAAGCTTTTTGGTATCCTCTAACCACCTAACCCAAGTCTTTTCATGTTCCTCACGAACGTATGCTGACTTAATAAAGTCCTTTGCAACTACAAAAAGCAAGCCAGCCTTTATCCTTTGTATTTCGGGGAAGTGTTTAAATATGGCTAGAGCAAGTAAATCTAATTGCTTTACATCCGCATACTTGGATGACTTTCCTGTCTTGTAATCAATAAGATGAGCCTTATCCCCATTAATAATCAATAAGTCAGGTATACCTCTCCACCACACATCTGCATCAAAGAACCCACATGGTTCTAGATTCTCGGTTAATCCCATTCGGTGTTCACAAAGACGTTGTCCTTCTATCTTAGAAAGTGGCTCAAGTAGCTCACGCATAAACGCAAACTTTTCAGGTATTGGTATATCCTTTAGAAAGTAATCTTCGGCGGCTTTATGTACTTCCTTACCATAACGCATGGGTTCGGACTCAGGCTCAACGATATCCTTTGCTATTTTAAGTCTGTAATATTTGTGCGGACATTGTTTAAACATATCCAAGCTTGAGTACGACCACGCATATTTAGGCATTAACAGTCTCCATAACTTTCACCTATTCCTGATTCACAATCTAATGGTAATGTACTAGCCCATTCGGGTCTCCAACGCATACATTCCTCTACGTATTTCTGCGCTTCTTCCGCTTCTTCTTTCGGTGCTATGCAAGCTACTGCATCATGCACTGTCAATACTACTGAGTACTTACTGCCGATTTTTAACATCTGCTCAGCAATTACACACCGAGCGATAGCCTGACATAAGTTCTCTACGACTTTTCCACCATATATTTTAACACTACCTTTACGAGTATCATAGACATATTGATACCCATCCTTCTTTAAATTAGGATAGTTTAGGTGAAGCCCACTAGGTAGTAGGAAGCCTGATGTTGTAAGGCTAAGTGCTTGTGGTTGATACCCAACATCGTAAGTCTTTTTATTTAAGAGCGAGCCTAATGCGCTATTGGCATCATCCCATAACTCAGGTATTTTAGGATATGTTTCACGATAGACTTTAATGATACGGTCCGCTTCTTCTTCCTCAATATCTGTCCCAAAAGTTTTTAATTGTATTTGGAATTTCTTGCTACCCATGCCATAACCTGCGCCTAGAATCGTTGTCTTTCCTACAAACCGTTCTTCGGGAGTAACTTCTGATATATCTTTTTGGTATATACTGCTTGCCATAATCTTGTACACGTCTTCTTTTCTTTCAAACGCATCTACCAAGTCGGTTTGACCTGCCAACCAAGCAACAGTTCTAGCTTCGATCTGACTAGAATCGGCATCTATAATTACATAACCTTCAGGGGGTATGATAGCCCTCTTTAACTTGTTCTTATGGTTTCCCCTACTAGGCAGGTTTTGTAGGTTAATCTTGTCATCGCCACCCCATCTGCCAGTATGCGCTGCGTAATATTTTATGGGTACAGGTAGTTTCCCACGCTTGGCTATGTCAATGAATCTTTGGGTTCTTGTTTCTTCTAAAGTTGTTTTTGTACCAAGCCTCGCCGACACTAATGCTTGTACTTTTGGATTAGGATGAGTCGCCAGTTCCTTGAAAGCCTCATCGGTTTTGGCAAATGCCCATGCTTCCTTACTTGTACGTAAGGAGGTTTTCTTGGGGGGTTCTACACCTAGCGACATAAGCAATTCTGCAAACTTGTCGTTGGACATAAGCGTATCTTTATCCGCTACACATGCTTGTAATAAAGCTTCTTTTTTATCTTTAACATCTTCAAGATGTTGTTCTAACAATGGTAGATTAAACTCTAGTTGGGGTTCTACAAACATCTTTAGAGTTGTGTTTATGACTTTAAGTTCCTTGTCAGGAAACCCTGCATTAATAAATATGTTAAACAACTTGTAGGTTAGGTCTACGTCATTCTTACAGTACTCACCATACTTTTCTAACTCATCATCTAAAAAGTCTAGTCTACGTTTACCTTTAGCATCTTCTACTTCTGTACCCTTGACACCGATCTCGTATCTTTCAGCCAATGTAGCCAAGCTACCACCTGCATCCACCCCATGTAAAGCACGAGCCATGCACAGTGTATCAAGATAGCCACGAGGCTTAATGCCAAAGTACCAATTAAGAATAGCACCATCGAACTGAGTGTTGTGAGCAAGTACCAAAGAATTTGTAAAATCATGGTTGTTCCTTAAAAACTCCTTTGTGTTTTTCTTGTCACCGCTATACCAAACGGTGTCCTTGTCATTGACTTTTATGCCAACACCTATAACTTCAAACTTATCATCTCTGATGTACTCCTCTGTTGTATGGCTTCGCAAACCATATTCTTTACTGTAATACGTTTCAAAGTCTATTGTTATTATGTTCATATATTTTTAAAGTCCTTAATTATTTCCCAATACTCTCTTATAATACTTTTTCTTTTCGGAGGGGGGTCGTCAAATACTTTTAACTTCAATGCTGTATCCAAAGCTTGTCGCTGTTGTAATATTGCTTGTTCTAAGCTATTTGTTGTAGTAGTCCACCAAGTAGCACCTGTACCTCCGTTAGGGACTGCCAAAGACGGTGCGAGGGTCTGACCACCCATAGCCGTACCTTGTATTGGATGCCGACCCATGAGTAAGGACTTTCCCTCGTCACTCGCTTCATCCTCTACTAATAAAGCTTGCATAACCCTAGCAGTAAATGAGTTTCTATGCTTTTCTCTAAGTTCTTTTTTAATGGCATCTTTTTCCTCAGAAGTAAAATCCTCACTATTTAAAACCATATTCAAAAGGTTAGACCATTTACTTGAAAGACCCATATTTATATCGTAGCTAAAATCTTCAGGGTTAGTCTTCAACCGTTCTATTAAAATCTTAACTCCTTCGTTCATTTAAACTCCTCCAAAAACTTAACAAGTTTTTTAAACTTAATACCTTCTGTAATGTATTTAACTCTAGCATCTTTTTTATCAGCGACTAGTTTAATTAGTTTCAAATCTACAAGATGTTTTGTAATTCGTTTATGTACATTAGCAGGTGAGGCAATGTCGCTAAATTCTTTTATTGCATCCATGACTTTAAACATACGGTCTTCAGGATGGTAACTTGCCCAAACTATCTGCAACCTACCTAGCATGATTAAGTCTTTACCATCTATATTAAATTTATGTGCAACGTCTTCTATTACTATTGCTAACTCGGCTACAATGCTATTCATTTTCTTTCCTTAATGGTACGTAGTACCTCTGTGGTTTAGTTTTATTTTTATATAACTTTATCTTCTTTGCTTCATACAACTCGTTTACATAATCCCTTGCTGTCATGTAGTGTACCTGCATTTCCTTAGACAACTCCTTTATGGTCTTTGGTTTACCATGCACCCTACGCATCAAGTCGGCATAACGTATTCGGCGAGGTTCAGTCTTCATGTACTGTCAGACAGTATTTGCTTCACACTATTTACTGTCTCCTCGTTAACCCATAAAGCCACACCCCCTGACTTCTCAATATCTGCCAAAGCTTTGTACTGAAGAGCCGTAGGTTTGTTATCCCCTGCCTTACACTCGATACCATAAAACTTACCTTTATGACAAGCCACAAGATCAGGCACACCTGATTTACCATAACCACCTGTTGCGGGCATGAAGTAGTATGCTCCAACTTCTTTTAAAATCTTCTTTACTTTCTCTTTTACTTTTGCTTCGGGAGTCATTAGCACCTGCCATCATCTATGTCATCTATTTCTTTTTTTAATTTCAAAGTATTGTGCAGTTCAATTAATTGATATTTTAAGTCTTGGTTAGTCCTGACCGTATCATCTAATAGGGCTTTTAATTTCCTTAGTTCCGCTTGTAGGAATTTGTTTTCCGCTAATATCATGCGTATGTGTTCTTCCGTCATTTAACTTCTGCCTTTCTATTGATCGTTTAATTAACTCTTTCACAACTTCTTTAAAATCTCTGTCATCATATCCATAAGGTATATGCGAGGTATCCCAAGGGTTTATTTCAAGTTCTTCTTCAGGGGTTTCCATGCTTCTGTAACAATTTAACTAACTGTTTAAGTTCCAGTATTTCAGTATTACGTTCATCTATCTTACGCATGAGACTGTCTAAGGTTTTATGTAGGATTACGTTGTCAGATGTGCGTTGCCTGTGGTCTGCCAACATCATTTCATAGAGACGGTTTGCTATATCAATTTGTTTTTCTATTGGGTTCATTTCTTTTTCCCTTTTGTTGCTTTAATGGCTACAGGCGGTGCTTGTTCGGCAACTTTTTTTGCTTCTCTATGCATCTCCATTGCTTCTGCGGATAGTGATTCTAACTTCTCTATGTATATGTCAAGCATCTCAGCACAACCCCATAATGCATTACCATGATGATTGTCACTAACACCCTCTGCAATTACTTCGATCATTGACTTAATTGAATCAATCCTAAAACCAATTGTTTCAATATCATTTGCTAACTTCCATATACTCATACTTCCTCCTATTTTGACTTTGTCTACAACATCCCAGTTAATCCAGTACTTTTCCATACTTCTTCCTTAAAATGTTTAACAAACCACACATTTATTCAAAATTCAAGAATACCGAACGGTAAACTTTTTCGTACACTCATACACTTTTTCATACAAAATTACCTATCGGTAAACTTTTTCGTACACCATTGCATCTGCTAATTCATTTGCAATCATCTTCATCCCCCACAACAAAGTCCAAGTGTCCTTCAAACACAAACCCACAGCCACGCAAGAAGTCTTCAAAATGTAATACAACTTCACCTAATTCAGCAGTCTCAAACTCCATGCCAAAGTTAGCATGATGTTCTTCATATACTGTGTTGTTACGTTCTTTTGCAAATGTAAATATCATTTCTCACTCGCTTTCTTTAGTATTGCTCTTGCAAATTCATGTTTATCAACCACCCAATTTTGTAAATCACAATAAGGTCTTGCTACTTCTTCTATTTCTTCATCTGTTAGTTCACGATGATAAGGATTTTGTTCGCCACAATTTTTACAAAAAGTTAATGTTCCATATGGTACAAAACTAGTCATTTCTCACTCGCTTTCTTTAGTATTGCTCTTGCAAAAACAGAAATATCATCATTGCAATGTATAACCCATAGTTTGTATATTTCTTGGTCTGTTAGTTCACGCAATTTCAACGCTTCTATTTCAGCTTGTTGTTTAAAATGTCCAGTTTTCCACATTTCCAAATTTTCGTTTAATCGTTGATATTGGTCTAACAAATTTTCTATTTTTTGGGCTTGTTGACGTAGCATGGCAGAAACTTGTTTACTATGAGCACAACAAGACCATTCATTTAAATCTGCTAGTTCATTCGCCGTCATTTCCCCACCCTTCAACCATATAAAGAATACCAAAAATTAAAATTAACCAGCAAACAACAAAGCCAAACATGCCAATAAAAAACCACAAAACGTCATTCATTTCTTCCTCATCTTTCTGCAATCTGCTTTCTCTTGTGGTGTGAAGTCAGGGCTAATCTCCGATAGTTCACAGTTCTTAATAATCCAATGAGTCTGCTTATCAGGTAACGATGCAAGCACCATCACAAACAGACATATAAATAAAGAAAATAAAAATGCAAATGTTTTCATAGCATTGCTTCCTCCATGTTCTTTAAAACATCTTTTTCCTTTTGTTGTTTAACATTCTTAAAAAATTTCATTGTCCAACCGTAAAACTTAACAAAGTGTTCTGCTTCTTCTTTGCGTTTAACTACACGCATATAACATCCTTCCTCGTCATATAGTCTGTACACATTCTTTCTCCTCAATAAGTATTGGATTAGGTTTAGTTATATCAATTGTTGACCAACCCTGTGCATTGGTTATCTGCTTGTTAGATGCAATAGCTATCGCTTTCATACGAGTATCAGCTTGCCATACATCAACAATTCTAGTAGCCGCATTGATTGCAACTTTTGCATTTTCTAAATTAACTTCGTTATTAATAGCAGAAGCCATAATCCTTGACAACATCTCTATTAACTCTTGTGCGTTTTGAGGCGCATTAACTCTATTTTCTTGAAATCCTAACTTTGCCATTTAAAACCCCTTTCATCTCTTCTGTTAAAATTTTTAATGTCCGTGCTTCACCTTTTAATTTTTTAAAGGTTTCTGTTTCCATATACTCACTTCTTTTATTAGAGCCTGATATCATCAAACTTTTAAAATCGTCATACTCTAATCCACTTTTTTGTTGCGCCGTATAGAACGGTGTTTCCCAAGCGTTATCACTTACTTCTACAAACCCAACACCTAACCTTCCATCAATACAAAAATTACCCTTAGTTCTATATTTACGAATAAACTTTGCGTTTACTACATTTAAATCTGCGTACAACGTCTTGTATATCTTTAAGTATCTCCAGTAAATATGCTCAGCATATTCGTGTGGGCTTGCGCCTCTAAACACAACACGTTCTTCAGACAACAACTTCTCTATTTTGCTTTCTCCTTTTTTAACTTGTACTTGCCTCAATATATACCATAAAGGTATGCCCGTATGGTTCATAACAAATCCTCTTTCTTATACTTCCTTGCCAACTTATTTTTTATCTTACGTAATGCTAACTTCTCAATATTATTTACTGTCTGCCTTTTCATACCTAAAGCTACTGCAACTTCTTCCTGCGTCATACCATCACTAGTCCATCTTTCTTGTTGGTTTCTTTTTTCTGATCCCTGCGATACCTTTTTCGGCATAATTTTCCTTTTTGTTTCTTGTTACTAACATGGCATCGGCTACTAAATATGCCTCTTCCGACAGTTCACCATAATCTTGACTAATTATCAACCCCATCATGGCAAACCCCGCAAACAAATCTCTTAAATATTTTTCGTCATCCATCCTTCAATTTCCTCTAATTTAGGTAATACATAATTTCCAAGTGTCGCCAGTTTCTGCCATTCTGATAACGTAAGCCCAATGTGGTAAGAATCATTAAGCATTTTTTTACCTAAGTTTTTAACCTCGTGACCTGTACCTACCACATTTAAAAGCATTATTTTATCTTTCAGGAACTTTGGCATCTCGTTTAGCCATAGACATTGGGGCTTGTGTTTAAGCCCACCAACTAGACAGACACCACCGTTGTCTTGTATTTCAACTCTTGTAGAGTATAGTTTATTCAATTCTCTTACTCCTAAATATTGTATTTATATTTAAAACTATTATAAATCTAACAATATTTAACTGTCAATGTAAATGAAAAAAGAATCTAACTTTCTAAACCCAACTTCAGGTATAAAAAATTCATCGCCACCCATACGCAATAAAGCCATGCGTTGTTGTTGAGTTTCTGTCAACTCGTTTACAGAATTGAGTTCTTTGTACTCGCTATCTTTGAATCCCTTATACAGTATCTTATCTTTAAAGAAATACACAACATCATAGGTAGGTTCTTTCTTACTTTTCTCCTGATGCTCAGCGTATAACTTCATATTGTCTACTGCTTTTATAAACGCACTTGTTTTAAATACAACATTTTGAGAAACAAGATTACATAACTCTTCATATACATCTTGATAATCTAATCTAAAACTAGCAGTTGCATGTGAAAATTCGTGCGACCAAGCCTTGTGCCTATCTTGTGCTAGTTCTTTATTTGAATGTAATAGTTCACTCCAATCAAATGGTTTTATTTTATCTACTGCTATCTTAATAATGTTTTCCATCTTCTTGCTTGAGTTGGAATGATGGTCTGATCTTGACCACTGACTATATTTGGCATTGGTAATTAACCTTGAAAAAACATTGTAGGTAGTCTCCTTCCTGTAACCCCTGCTATATGAAACAGAACCTGTAACAGTATTTTTGTATGTACTACCTGTATACAGAAGCCGTTCATCATGGAAGTCTAGTAACCATCTACCCACATCTGCGTTTTTAAGTTCCTTACCTTTTACTACTAAGGTAAACGGTATAGTGCTATGCTTTAACTGAAACTTCTTTAGAAACTCAGCCATCTCAGGGTTTAACTTACTTACATCTAAATCATCACTTATCTTTAACATCATCTTCTCCTTGTAGGTGTATTGTATATAAACCATCTTTAAACTTAATACTGTCGGACAGTATTTTGCATATGGGTTCGGGTAGTTTGGTTAGGTTTTTTCTTGTCCTCCATGTTTTTTCAGTAATGCCGTCTTCTTTAACTCTTTGGAGGTCATATAAACCACCTTTATTACCATGCTTACCGATTGCCCAAACTTCCCCACGTTCATCTTTTACCCAATCGCCATATTTCAGTGCTTTCATCAAAACATATCCAAGATAGCATCTACCTTAGACTTCACGCTTGATCGAATAGCCTCTGAATCACGAACATGACTAGGCTCAATACCTTTCAATGCTTCTTCTAACTTAACTCTAGCCAACTCCAACTTAGGGTCTTTGGTAATATTAAGTCCACTCAACAGAGATGTAAGTTCAGTAGCGTTGGTTATAGTGCTATCCCAAAACTTCTTCTTAGACTCATCTGTGTAATCTAACCTCTCACTGATATGCGTAAGTACAGTATGCAACCTATCCCATGCATCGGACATAGCGTTGTTAAGTTTCTCGTTGTAATACTGTTCGTATTGTTGTTGTAGTTCACGCTTAGACTCTTCCTCAACATCTATTCTGAAATCACCCATCTCAGGTACAGGGATAAATGCGTACTTGAATTTAAACTTGGAAGTCAAATCCTCAGCAGTAGGGTACTCACCTCGGTCAAACAAATCCCCTAATGTAAATGCCGATGATGATACAAGCGTTGGGTATTCAGTAATAAAATCAGTTACAGCATTACTAAATTGATTCTCAAAGTTGTTGAGAGTTTGCTTGTACTCAAAGAAGTTCTTCATAGGTAATAACCGTGAGCCACCATCTGACCAAGGTAAGGTTTGTGAATAGTGCCAAGTGCGTAAAGCCGTAACGATCTTTTGAATCTGCTCTAGTTTGTCCGACCCTGCCAACAACTTCTTGTTGTAGTTACCTGCCTTTGCACGAGTACCCTTTGATGCATCAATCTCTTCGGATACCTTCTTGTCTAACTTACGACCTGTCCATACAGATAGGTTCAAATCTACTAACATCGCATTGCTTCCAATCATGGTAATTCTCCTTCGTTTTTGGTTAAGTTAAAAATCAAATACTGTCTGACAGTATTTTGTTACACATCATTTCTAATGCTTGTGAATGGGTTAGTGCGAACCCCATCTGTTGTTCCAACTTCTTCTTTGCTTCTCTAAACTTGTTTTTAGTTTCTACACGCAACATTAGCGTTTCAAATCCATTAGCAACTGCCATAATCATCTCCCATTAATTTAACTAATCCTTTTGCTTCAGAGTAAAGTAAGTCTTTAGAAACAACTTGATAGAACTCATCAATCCTCTCGTTAAAAGAATTTGGGATAGCCGAGATAAAGAACTTACCTGTCTTACCTTTGATTACCCCAAACCGTTTGCCCATTTTTTCTTTTAGTTGGGCATCTAAATCAAACACGCTAGTCTCCGACATACACGCTTACCCCACAGTCGGCAGTAATACCCTTAGATGTAATACCCCAAAAGACAGGGTGTCGCCAGTTTCCCCAAGACCCTACATAACCATCGGTTAGAACGATTACACATTCTGGGTTCATCTTGTGTTTCTCAAGATATTTAGGAATAGATGTAGGGTCAGTACCCCCACCCCCTGCAGGTTTAGTGCTAGACATCAAGGCTTCATACTCGTCTCGGTCATACTTCTCATGCTGACATACTTCAGTATCCCAATACAATAAGTCCACTCCTTCAGGTTGCACATGATTACAGATAGACATCAACTCACCTAAGAACTGCCCAATCTCTTCTTGTCCGATCGAACCTGATGTATCAATAGCGATACAGATTCTACCAACTGCTTCACCGATAAGACTAGGCATATAGACATCTTGACTTACCCACCTACGGTTTGGTCTACGCCATGTAGAATTATCTTTATCTGCACAGATACTATTAACAAAGTCTCGCAATACTTCTCGCCAATCAACTCTAGACTCCATCGCTTCGGCTACCTCACGAGGTACATTACCTGACAACTTACCTGCAAGAATCGCACCTTGTCTTAACGCTTGGTCAATATCTCTAGCAAGTCCTTGCTTTTCTTCCTCTGACATTTCATCGGCACTCTCCCAATCATGCTCGTCAAAGCCCTCGCTGATTTCACCTTGCCCCTTGTTACCACCACCATTCTTTCCATATTTCTTCTCCAATAGTCTGTATACTGCACCTGAGTCCAAGCCACGATATTTCTCATCAAAGCACCCACCACTAGGCAATGCTACCTCTGTACCTTGTGGGTCTGAATCGTGAATCATTAAGTTAATCACATAGTCACACGCTACATTTGCATAGGTTGGATTCTCTTTGTAAAGATGTTTCCAAGTAGTAGTATGTCTAAATGCTTTGTGTAAGTTCTCATGTAAGATAAGCCCTTTGAGTTCTTGGTCTGTCAACTTAGATATAAACTCTCTACCATAGAAAATGTCTCGACCATTCGTACAAGCCGTTGGTGTTTTATCACATACCTCTACCTTACCTAGCATAAAGATACCTGAATACAAACAATACTTGGGATTGTTCATCAATGCTACATGAGCCTTCTGAACTCGTTGTTCTTGTGTTAATTTACTTGCCATGCTCTTCTCCTTTTAAAATTGAAATACTGTCTGACAGTATTGGGTATAACTCTTTGGGTAGTAGGGTTAGTTGATGTCTTCTATATGGGTTTTCCTCGGATACTCCATACCACTTTTGAGAATCATATTTACCATTAACTATACCCCCCTGAATAAGCCGTATACGAGCAACCGTATTATTACTAGTCAGTACCCAATCCCCTACATTTAAAACAACCACTGATTCTCGGTCGCCCATTTGACAAACTCCTTGTTAGATACTGCCATCGCTTGCTTACTTGATGACTTGACTAGACTACGAGCAAACAACGCTTGCAACTCTTTATCTAATCTCTCTGCATACTTGAGCCACTTGGGTAATGTCTCCTTGTCCACCTTAGTAATAGCCGAGAACACTAGAATACATTTAGCAACTGCATCATCAGGTAACTTGGCTTTCTCAGGTGTACGGATAATATCTTCCCATGTAGGTAACTTGTCCACCACCGTAAAGAACGCTTGCATATCACGAGCCGCACTCTCACCGATAGTACCTGCCAATGCACTGATAGTCACACCCTCACCCAATAACAAACGCTTCTTAGCAATGTGACTTGCTTTCTCTAGACTACGAGGTGTAACGAAAGCCGTCTGACCTGCCTTAGTAGGATTGAAGATGTATGGATTATCTTTCTGTGACTTGTCTGTGTATGATGCTAACGAATGATCGAACTGTTTAACCCAAGCAAGAATCTCAGGTGCAATATCATTCTCCAAAGCCCAAGCACCCCATGAGTCTGCATCTACCGAACCATCTGCGTTAAACCCTGCGTGTGGTTTGCGTACTGTTACAAAGCAAACACGATTACGAGCATGAGCCTCAAGACTGTCACCCACCCCATCTGTTGCTAAGTTTGTTGTACCAAAGACTATCGAACCTTCAGGCAATCTCATATCACCAATACGCTTTTCTAACATGAGAGTAAGCAATACATTCTTGACTGACTTCATAGCCTTACCAATCTCATCTAGCATAACGATGACAGGCTTACCTGATTGGAATTTAAATCTAGCGTTAGGTGCGAACCGAGTTACCTTTAAGTCCTCGCTGATTGTTTCTGTGTATGGTAAAGCAAAGTCACCCAAGTCTAGCAATGTACAATCTATATATGCCAACTCATAACTAGGGAATCTCTTAGCCAATACACCTAGCATAGATGACTTACCTATGCCCGGCTCACCTTGACCAATTACCGTTACATCAGAACCAACTGTTGCGATTGTGTTTGCAAACTCGTTGAGGGATAAAGAACTACCGAACTGAATACTCATATAATACTCCTTTGTTGTTGTGTACTGTCTGACAGTACGATTGATTAAATACTTCTACTTATTAATACTATTATACTACTTATATACATCTATGTCAATGCTATCATCTAACATTACTTCTTGGTTTATCACCAACTACAACTTCTCTTGATGTTGTTATTTCATCTTTGTTTGCTTTATCAATGATGTAGTCTATCCTACGAACTACTGACTGATAGTTGTATCTACACTCATAAATATCTTCTGTGTATTTAGTTTCCGTACCATCTCCATATTTACGAGTGCGTTCTTCGGTTCTTATCTTTTGTCTATCTAAATCCTGTGTACCTGAACAAATCATGCATAACGCATTTAAGAATCTATCAATCTTTTCATCAATATCTTCATCAGGTCTATTAGTAATGTATTCATAAACCATCTTAGCCGTTGCTTCACTCATCTGATAACCCATGTTGTATCTTGTGACAGAATTAGCACCAACCTCAAAATACTCGTTACTCCAAGCGTTATCATTGTATTTCTTGTACTTGCCTACAACTTCTTCACGCAACCAACCATCAGCAAGTTTAATCATGTTACGAGCATAGTCTCTGAACTCACTAACTGCACTACGAAACTCTTTAGACTTGCTACGATCTTTTACTTTCTGTGTAACTGTATTGGACTCGTTTGTGTAGTAAGAATCTGTGGCTTTGTTATACTTGACTACGAATGTTTGACTTGCTTGGATTGGATATACCTTACCGTCTTTCATCTCAACCCATATCTTAGAATATCTTTTATAACAATGTACACCCCAAGGGCTATGTATAGAAATAAACTGAGCAGATGATACGCTTTCCCAACTTCCAATGTTTAGGTGTACATCACCGTTTTCAGCATACATAACGCAGTCGGTTTGATACAGATGAGCCCCATACATGATGCCAGTTTCTGTTTCTCTACGAACTACTTGTTCCCAATCTCTGCGTCTATCACCCAATGGTCTGATGTCATCTACACGACCACGAATAGGTTTAGTGTTTTCATATCTTTCTTTGTATCTGTTGTAATATTCAATGCTCATGGTAATACTCCTTTGTTGTTTAGTTGATTAAATACTGTCTGACAGTATGTTGTTAGTTACTCTTTCCAATCTACTTCTCTACCTTCTACTTCTGCCATGCTTTTAAAATCTGATTTACTGAATGGTGTTTCGAACGAACTATATGTATAGAAGCCGTCATCAGGTACAAACTCACCACCACTATCATCATTTTGTATATCACCTTCTTCCTCACCTATACGGATAAACCTCCAACCTGACCTATCCTCATAGTGTTCTTCTGCAAACTGCATTAACTGATGGTGTGCATCAACATCTTTGTACCCGTCATACCATTTAGTGTGGTCTGCATAGAATTCTATCGTTGTATGTCCATCTAGTATTTGACACTCTTGCAATGCGTTGTACAAATTACCACCATGCGTTTTAACCATAGCAACAAACTCATCACGAGTTTCCTCACCATCAAAGTTAATAATGTATGCTACTTCGCTTCTATATCCCATTTCGTTTCTCCTTTAACATTCTTAATACATGACGATATGCACTCCTATCTTCGTTGTCTAAATCATCTATGCAGTTCTCCATACACGCAAGTGCTTCTTCGATTGTGAAATACCCTTGTGTATATTGGTAGTCTTTGACTGTTGCTAGTGCTGATTCATCTGTGTGATAAAACGGTGTTCCCATTATTTATTCTCCTTTATAAACAACAAAGCATTGAATAATACGATATGTATCCGGTCTATCGCTTTCGTTAGCGTATGCCTGTGCTTCTTCCAATGTGCTGAATGTGTCCTCTGTTACCCAACCTGCATCATCTTCGTCACCCCAATACATCTGTGCTTCAAACCACGGTTTGCTTACATTCATCATCTCACTCTCCTTCAAAAGTTTTAATCCATTCAACATGCACCTCACTCGGTGCTACCCATTTTGCTTCACGCTTCCAATCAGGTTTATCTATTGGATAGTTCACGAGCATTCCCCACTCACCCAAGCGTACCAACTTCATAAACTCAGGCTTGTCAGGCTTACGGTACAACTTCACTACTCTCATATCACACCCCCAAATACTGTCGGACAGTATCAATAGCAGTTACAGGACACTCGGCACTTACTATCATCTTTCGATCGACACCTGCGACAACATAACTTACCTCATGCAATACACGCTTCTTGGTATCATCTTGCTCGATACACTTGGCTTGGAAATACTCAGGTATTGGATTCATTTAAGCCCCCTTATGATTAATAGTGCTATACATAGTGCGATTGCGATTAGTGGTATACCCCAACAAATAAACTCAGAGATAAACCTATGTAAGTCAGTCCATTCATCATCACCCTCTATCCATGACGCATACAATGGGTCGGTATCTTTAAATGCTTCACTAGAAGTTCTGTGAAACTTGTTGTCATTTACAAAGTCTTTGATGTCATCACCTTCGTATGGTATTGCTCGTTTAATTAGTTTGTGTTGTTGCATCTTGCTTCTCCTTCTTTGGTTGTGGTTTAGGTGTTAATAAATAAAAGTATGGATTGAACTCTCGTATTGTTTCTATCTTCTCAGCCAATGTAGCACCTGAAAGTAGTCGGCTAAGTGTATTGCGTTTGTAATCATCTGCTATCTTTTGCTTTAGTTTCTCCTCCTCTTTAAGTTGTTTAGCAAGTAGTTGCTCAGGTGTTAATTCAGGCTTAGGCTTTTTAGTCCGTACCATTGTTGTTACCTTGTCTAGTGAGTATTTCGATTTCATGTTGTCCTCTTGGGGTTAAGTTGTTTAAGTGCTTCTAGGTCTGTGATTAGCATGTAGTTGCTTTTATTTATTGGTGCTATTGTGTATGTCTTTCGCTTTGCCAACTTTTCACCACATGCTAGGCAGGTATTGTATCCTAAGTTTTTACGGCTTTTCAAGTAGTACTCTGTGCAGTCATCGCTGACCATTGCTGTGCATAAATATTTCATCATCTTCTCCTTTGTGTTGGTACTGCATTAAAAAACTTAAGCGAAGAGCCTGACAAATCAAGCCCTCCTATAAATCTTCTACGCTAGTTGTGAAATTATTGATACGACCCTCTGCTATTTAGGCAGTTCTTGTCGGAGGTTAGGGGTCTTGGTGTATATGTACTGCGTGGCATAAGTGGTTTAGGGCTATCAGGGTTTTGCTCATATCTGATACTGTCAGACAGTATTGCTACCTAAAGGGAATATATAAACTCTAAACATCTTCTACAATACATATATACATAGGGATACTACTTAGTTCACATAACTACTTTTGATTTTCGTCATGCATAGTGTTGGATTTTTTGACTCTAACGTGCTTGCTATTTATATTGATTCTTGATGCTTTCGTGTATATACAATGTATATACTTTACTTACACTTCATCATTGTCGGCTATATCACATGAGCATAACCCATGCTTCAACCATTCTCACGCTTCTTACTTATAGTGGTCTGTTTCCCACAGTCGTTACCTCTACCATACGAACCTACACCTACCCTATACCTAGTGCGTTATGACTAGGACATTTAAACAAGTTTTTAAAGAACGAATACTGTCGGACAGTATTTGAGTGGCACGACCAATCTCGCTTTACCCACTCTATACATCTATTATAACATTATGTTAGTCCTGTGTCAAGCCCTTTGGTTTTGTGAGGCATGATGCATTGGGCTTGGGTTCGTACTGTCTGACAGTATGTGCATCTCTTTCGGCTTTATGGGGTTTTCTTTTCGAGACGCTTTATTACGGACTCAACTGCTTGCAAAATAAAGTCGCCAGTTCCCAACTCAAAGTCATTAGCCCATTTCTTTATTGCATCTAATTTATCGTCAGGTATGTTTAGGGTTACTTCATTGGGATTGGCTACTATGTTCTCGTTTGATGCATCTTGCTTCTTATATTTACCTGCGTTCAGTCGTTGGGTTGAGATTAGGTCTGTACCTCGTTTGCCCCTTGTATATCTTCTATATAGTGTTTCGTATGGAATGTCGTGCATCTTTGCCCATTCGTGCAATGGTTTTCTTTCACCGTTGATGGTTTCGCATATGTAATGCTTCTCATCTTTCTCACGCTTGCGTTCTTCGAATGTATTATCAATCATACCAATTCCTTTCATAGTTAAGTTGGTTTGTTAAGTATAGCATGATTAAATACTGTCTGACAGTATTCTTGTTTGGTTGTTTGTTCAGCCGTTCCTGCCGTGTTCACTGATAGAAGAACGAGGTTGAAGCCAGTTTTTACAAGCCTTGCAGGGATAAATGACTAATTTGTTCACTAGTGAACGCCAAATACACGCCCCTAAAAAACTTACTAAGCAGTACTGTCAGACAGTATTTTATTTAAGAGTTGTTCTGTTGTTAGTACAGTAAAAAAAGATAGGCTTATATATTATTTTTGAGTGAACTTGTGAACACTATAATGAACATGAACCTGAGAGCCTTATGCCTAAAGGGAAATTAAGTTCATTCTTCTGTTCACTGATGAGTGAACACGCTTGGAACGAGTGAACGAACAAACTCACTTACTTTCACCCACTCGCCTACCTGCCAAGAAGTTTTATTTTGTCTCGTGCGTGTCATGCGTTTAAAGGCTTTTGTTAAGTCGGCTTCGCCGACCTAGATGACACCAGTTCCCTAAAAAATTTTAGGCGAAAAAAAAGACCTCATAAAGAGGTCTTGAATGATAAGGGGCTTTCGCCCCTCGTTTAGTTCCCTTCGAACTCGTCGATTGCGTCAATCAGGAAAGCCACTAATTCGGCGTATTGTTCACGCTTGCCCTCTAGTACATCACGCAAACCCTTTGCAAAATCTTCAACACTTGTATCCTTAGCGATAGTGAGTTTAACTGCAGAATCTTTGCCGTCATCTGATTTAGTAGTGTTCGCACCCTTTTTCTTAGAATCACGATAAGCGTTCATAGAGAAAGCGACACCCTCATTAACGGCACGACGGAAAGCAGTCGCATAATTCTTAATGGTTTGCTCGGCTTTACCATGTGACGCAAGGGTTTCAGTAAAGCGAATCATAACGGCACAACCTGATTTTACTGTACCGAGTTTTGCACCCTTAAGCAGTTTGTGTAATGCTTGGCAATTAGAATCAATACCTGCCTGTGCCGAACCTACTGCGATAATACTCTCGGCTGTTTCGATTGCTAATTGTTCTTGCTTAGTTACTTTGTTGTTTGACTTTGTAGTCATGATAAAACTCCTTTGTTTAAGGTATTGTCGTAGAGCGTTGTTGTCCCGAACCAATAACTACATTATTACATAGGTTTATGTTAATGTCAAGTACCCCTATTAAAATACTGTCAGACAGTATATCGAACCCCATACACCCCTTTTTGGCTTGATGGGACCCGCTCGCACTTCGTGCTGTATTTTGCACAGTACATTACATATTTTTAAATTTACTATACATGTTCAGTTGTTCATGTATACAAAACACAATAATTTATATATGACCCCACCCCCCTTCAATTTGCGCTAGCCGGTTAACGCAAAAAATATACAAAATACCCCCCGGCATTAAACAAAAAGAATCCTACCCCCATATAATATTTTTTATGCTATACTTCACGTAACCCCACAAAAAGGTTATAAGATGCCAATAGTCTTACAAACAGAAATAGGAATACCGTTCCCATTTGATACCCAACCGGAAGAAATTACGGTGTGGCGTGACCGAGCTGCGACAGCAGTAGAAACTATTAAAGAAATTATTAGGCTTGGTGGCGAAGTTACAATAAAAGAAGATGATAAACAACAAGCACGTGACGTTGCTACAGGTGGTGCTCCCCTAGTTATAAAAGAAAGTAATGCTGGTGCCCTTGTGCATCTAGAATCCATACTCAGCGAATATGATAAAAGCCTACTTAATGCCGCCGCTAGGTTAAGATCCTACGTAACAAACAAACTCCTACTAGAAACAATTGATGAAGATGCTAAGGTGCGTATTAAAGCTCTTGAATTGCTTGGTAAAATTAGTAACGTTGGTTTGTTCAGTGAACGCATTGATATAAATGTAACCCATAGAACTGTTGATGAGATAGACGAAGAATTAGATTCTGTACTTGAACAATATTTAGGTCCTGTAGAACGTGTAGAGAAAGCAAAAGAAGAAGACTTAGATTTATTGCTTGGTATGACGGATGAAGATCTTGGTATAACAGATGTAGAGTTTAATTTGGAACCGGCAGAAGAACCGGCAAAAAACAATGCCTCTTAGTCCTGAACGCATTGCCCAGCTTAAAAGAAATAAGCATAAGTTACCGGCAGAAGTTAGGGCTAAGGTAAATTACTTATTAGAAGAACGAGTAGACGTTGAACAAACTAAACTAGCCAAAGATAACTTCCTGTCTTATGTAAATTATGTATGGCCCGGTTTTATTCATGGCAGACATCATGCAAAGATGGCAGCGGCTTTTGAAAGAGTAGCTAATGGAACCTGTAAAAGACTTATTATCAACATGCCTCCACGGCATACTAAGAGTGAATTTGCTTCTTACTTGCTTCCTGCTTGGTTCTTGGGTAAGTTTCCAGAGAAAAAGATTATCCAAACATCCCATACTGCGGAGCTTGCTGTTGGATTTGGACGAAAAGTCCGTAACTTGGTCGACTCAGATGCGTATAAACAGATATTCCCAACTGTTGGATTGCAATCTGATTCAAAAGCAGCTGGACGGTGGGCGACTAACAAAGGCGGAGACTATTTTGCTATTGGTATTGGGGGTGCTGTAACGGGAAAGGGTGCGGATTTGCTCATTATTGACGATCCACACTCGGAACAAGAAGCAACTTTAGCTGAAGTAAACCCAGAAATCTACGATAAAACCCACGAATGGTACACATCAGGACCACGTCAGCGTCTACAACCGGGTGGGGCTATTGTAATTGTTATGACAAGATGGTCTAAAAAAGACTTGACTGGTCAGGTTATCAAAAGTGCACAACAAAGAGATGGAGAACAGTGGGAAGTTATTGAATTTCCTGCAATTTTACCTAATAATCAACCACTTTGGCCTGAGTTTTGGCCTTTAGAACAGTTAGAAGCCCTAAAAAAAGAACTTCCTAGCGGTAAATGGATGGCTCAGTACATGCAGAAGCCAACTTCGGACGTATCTGCGATCATAAAACGAGAATGGTGGAAGATTTGGGAAGAAGATGAGCCACCAGAATGTGAATTTGTTATTCAGTCTTGGGATACTGCGTTCTTAAAAACACAAAGGGCTGACTATTCAGCTTGTACGACATGGGGAGTGTTTTATACATACAACTCAATTACAAAAGCACAAACTGCTAACATTATTCTGCTAAACTCCTATAAGGAGCGTCTAGAGTTTCCGGAATTAAAACAAAAAGCATTAGAAGAATGGAAAGAATGGGAGCCAGATTCGTTAATCATTGAAGCAAAAGCTGCGGGATCTCCACTTATTTTTGAGCTTAGGGCTATGGGTATACCCGTACAGGACTTCTCGCCAACTAAAGGTAATGATAAAATTTCTAGACTGAATGCGGTTTCAGATATATTTGCAAGTGGTAGGGTATGGGTGCCAAGAACAGCTTGGGCAGAAGAGTTAGTTGATGAAGTTGCGTCATTTCCTTCTGGTGAACATGATGACTTGGTGGATTCGACATCTCAAGCGATAATGAGGTTTAGGCGGGGTGGGTTTATTCGTTTGGATTCAGATGAGCCAGAGGAACAGAAGTATTTTAGACGTAAGAAAGCTTACTATTAAGGAATAAATTATGGCAATAGATAAATCGTTAAATCGGGCCCCACAGGGATTAGATAGTTTATTAGAGGACGAGGCGGCAGCTGGTCCGGATATTGAGATAGAAATTGAAGATCCAGAGGCAGTAGAGATTGGTGTTGATGGTAAGCCTATATTAAGAGTAGAAAAAGGCGAAGAAGAGGAAGAAGGCTTTGGTGATAACTTAGCTGAGTATTTAGATGAGGCAATATTGCAAGATATTGCTAGTCAGTTGACAGAAGAGTTTGATGAAGACGTTGCTTCCCGTAAAGATTGGATACAAACGTACGTTGATGGCTTAGAGTTACTAGGTCTTAAGATTGAAGAAAGAAGTGAGCCGTGGGAAGGTGCTTGTGGTGTGTACCACCCCATCCTAGCAGAAGCTGTTGTTAAGTTCCAAGCAGAGACTATGATGTCAATGTTCCCAGCAGCTGGTCCAGTAAAGACTCAGATTATTGGTAAAGAAACCCCAGAGAAAAAAGAAGCTGCTATTCGTGTTCAAGATGATATGAACTATCAGTTAATGGATGTTATGAAAGAGTACCGCCCTGAGCATGAGAGAATGTTATGGGGATTAGGGCTTGCTGGTAATGCGTTCAAGAAAGTATATTATGATGAGCACCTGCAACGTCAGGTTAGTATGTTCATACCTGCGGAAGATTTAGTTGTTCCTTACGGTGCTTCTAACTTAGAAAGCGCTCCTCGTGTAACGCATGTGATGCGTAAGAGCGAGAATGAGATGCGTAGACTTCAAGTATCTGGGTTTTATTTAGATATTGATCTAGGGGCTCCGGCTAATACTCTGGATGAAGTAGAAAAGAAGATCGCTGAAAAAATGGGCTTTAGAGCTACAACAGATGATCGCTTTAAGTTACTAGAAATGCATGTAGACCTAGATATTCCGGGGTTTGAGCATGAAGATGAAGACGGTAAGCCAACAGGGATTGCGCTTCCTTATGTTGTGACTATCGAGAAAGGGACTAATAATGTTTTATCTATTAGACGAAATTGGAAAGAAGACGATGAGAATTATCAAAAGCGTCAACACTTTGTTCACTACGGTTACATTCCGGGATTTGGGTTCTATTATTTCGGTCTTATTCATCTTATTGGTGCTTTTGCCAAGTCTGGCACTTCCCTTATTCGTCAATTGGTCGACGCTGGGACGCTATCTAACTTGCCCGGTGGTTTCAAGACACGTGGTTTGCGAGTTAAAGGAGATGACACACCGATAGCTCCGGGAGAATTTAGAGACGTTGATGTACCTAGTGGGTCTATTAAAGATAACTTATTGCCACTACCATATAAAGAACCTTCACAAGTATTGATGGCTTTGCTTGGACAAATTGTGGAAGAAGGGAGACGCTTTGCAAATACAGCAGACTTACAAGTGTCAGACATGTCGGCAGCCGCACCTGTGGGAACTACTCTGGCTATCTTGGAACGTACACTTAAGGTTATGTCCGCAGTACAGGCTAGAATCTACTACTCAATGCAACAAGAATTGGGATTGCTCAAAGAGATAATTGCCGAGTACACACCAGAAGAATATAACTACGAACCAGAATCAGGTGGTAGAAAAGCTAAGCAGTCTGACTACCACAACGTTGATGTTATTCCGGTCAGTGATCCTAACGCTGCTACTATGGCACAAAAGATTACTCAATACCAAGCAGTCTTGCAATTGGCTCAGTCAGCACCACAGCTTTACAACATGCCATTACTCCATCGTCAGATGCTTGATGTGTTGGGAGTTAAGAATGCACAAAAACTTATCCCTCTTGATGAAGATCAGAAACCGACTGATCCAGTTACAGAAAACCAGAATGTGCTAATGATGAAGCCGGTTAAAGCGTTCCAATATCAAAACCATCAGGCGCATATTCAAGTTCATATGTCCGCTATGCATGATCCTAAGATTATGCAGTTGTTGCAAAACAACCCAATGGCTCCGCAATTACAAGCGGCTATGATGGCACACGTTAATGAGCATTTAGGGTTTGAGTATAGGATTCAGATTGAACAGCAGCTTGGGATGACATTACCTCCGCAAAAAGATGAATCTGGCGAAGATATTCCTATGGACCCACAAGTTGAATCTAGGTTGGCTCCGTTGTTGGCTCAAGCTTCTCAACAGCTCTTACAGAAGAATCAATCTGAAATTGCACAACAGAAAGTTCAACAGCAGCAACAAGATCCAATTATTCAAATGCAACAACAAGAATTGGCGATTAAACAAGCTGAGCAAAAACGCAAGGCTGATAAAGACGCAGCTGATATTGCACTCAAGAAATCGCAACAAGATATTGAGCGCAAGCGTATCGGTGCCCAAACAGCAATGGAAACATTAAAAACCAAAGCTAATATGGACAAAGAAAAACTGCAAATGGGTATGGAGCTAGTGCATAAGATTTCTGATCAGCACCACGAACATGCTAAGCAAAGTAAAGACCACGCCCATGATCAAATAAACAAAGGGCGAGATCGGCTAAATCAGCTACATGATTTGGCTAACAAACCAGAAGTACCCCCAAAAACTAAAGGAGAATAATGGATAACACCCTAGATTATTTGTTACGAGAGTACAAAGACCGCATGACTATGCTACAAGATGCAGTGTTGCGTGGTAATTGTCCAACTATCGAAGAATATCGTTACATATGTGGTCAGCTACGAGGTCTCGAAGCCGCATGTGCCGTAATTGAAGACCTCACAAAAAGAATGGAGAACTCGGATGAGTGAAATCCTTATTGGTTCAAACCCCAATAACCCAGAAGTAGTAGGTGTAGTAAATTTCGAAGCTTCAGACGCAGAGAAAGCAAAGCAACTTCCAAAGCCATCAGGATACAGAATCTTATGTGCAATACCAGAAGTTGAAAAGGAATATGATAGCGGTCTTTTAAAAGCTGATCAGACTATGCATTACGAAGAATTGTTAACCACAGTACTCTTTGTAGTGGATTTAGGACCAGATTGTTATAAAGACCTAACTCGTTTTCCTAGTGGGCCTTGGTGCAAGCAAGGCGATTTTATCTTAGTTAGACCAAATGCGGGTACAAGACTAGTTATTCACGGTAAAGAATTCAGAATTATTAATGATGATTCTGTTGAAGCCGTAGTCGATGACCCGCGTGGTATTAAACGCAAATCTTAAGGAGCCTTCAAAATGGCAAATGATTCATTTAAATTTCCAGACGAGCTGGAAGAAGACAACACAGTAGCTATTAGTAAAGCAAACGATAATTTTGATATTGATATTGAAATTGAGGACGATACTCCACCAGAGGACCGTAACCGCCAACCAATGCCAAAAGAAATTGTTGAGTCGCTGGATAAAGACGAACTTGATAAGTATGATGAAGAAGTACAAGAAAAACTTAAACAAGCTCGTAAAATCTACCACGATGAACGTAGAGAGAAAGAACAAGCTAGTAGAGAACGACAGGCAGCAATAGACTATGCTAAACAAGTAGCTGAAGAAAATAAACGTTTAAAATCAACACTTTATTCCGGTGAAAAAGAATACGTAGAAAGTATTCAAACTACCGCTGGCTTAGAAGTCCAGATGGCTAAACGTGCTTATAAAGAAGCTTATGATGCAGGTGATTCTGATGCTTTGTTGGAGGCTCAACAAAACTTAATGGATGCGCAGTTAAAACTTGACAGAGCAAAAAACTTTAAGCTACCCCCTTTACAAAAGGAAGAATTTAGTGTACAACGTGAAATAGAGCCGCAGGTACAAGTAGCAACACCTGATAACCGTGCAAGAGTGTGGCAAGAGCGCAATTCATGGTTTGGTCAAGATGAAGAAATGACAGCAACAGCGTTGGGTTTACATGAAAAACTTAGACGCAACGGGGTTGTAGTTGGTTCAGATGAGTATTATTCTACATTGGACAAGACAATGAGGAAGAGGTTTCCAGAACAGTTTGAGGAACCTGAAGAAGTAAAGCAAAAAGTTGAGAAACCAAAATCCTCGACAATTGTTGCTCCAGCAGTTCGAAGTACGGCATCAAACAAAATAAAGCTGAAATCGAGCCAAGTTCTAATCGCAAAAAAATTAGGGCTTACACCTGAGCAATATGCTATTGAAGCAAGAAAATTGGAGTCTTAAATGAATAAATTAGATCGTGAATTACAGAACCGTGAATTAAGTGAGCGTCCTAAACAGTGGCGTCCCCCTGAACTTCTCCCTGAGCCTGACAAACAAGCTGGTTTTGCATATCGCTGGATTCGTGTTTCAACACTAACTAATGCCGACCCAAGAAATATGTCTGCCAAATTCCGTGAGGGATGGGAACCTGTTAGTATTGAAGAACAACCAAAATTTAGACTGTTAGCCAATCAAGAAGGTCGTTTTAAAGACAATATTGAAATTGGCGGGCTATTGCTCTGCAAAACCCCAGAAGAGTTTGTTGATCAGCGTACGAAATATTATGACAATCAAACACAAGCTCAGACGGAAGCCGTAGACAATAGTTTAATGCGTCAAAGTGATCCTAGAATGCCAATCTTTAATGAGCGGAAATCTACGACCACATTTGGCAAAGGTACTTAAACTTTTTTAATGGAGAATTAAATGGCTTATCCTATCGTTAGTGCGCCTTACGGCATTAAGCCCGTTAATTTGATCGGTGGTCAAGTATTTGCTGGGTCTACACGCAATTTGCCTATAGCCTACAATTACGGAACCGCTATCTATTACGGTGATCCTGTGCAGTTATCTGCTGGTTACGTTGTTATCGCCCCGGGCGGTGCATCTTTAACTGGCGCTTCATATCTCAAAGCTACCGTTGGTATCTTTTTGGGATGTTATTACACCAACCCAACTACTAAGCAACGTCAATATGCTCAGTACTATCCTGGCAACGTATTAGCTGGCGATATCACTGCTATTGTTGCTGATGATCCAGATCAAGTGTTCCAAGTTGCAGTTACAAACTCAGCTTCTGGAACAACAATCTCATCAATCCCGCAAGGTATGGTTGGTAACAACTTAGCTGGTAATACTTTAACTGGCTCTGCGTCTACTGGTAACTCTTCTGCTGCTGTGATTGCTTCTGCAACTACAACTGCTATTGGTTCAGGTGGTGTATGGCGTATTATGCAGTTAGTTCCTGATACACAAATTAGCACTTCAGCTACTTATGTTTCTGGTGCTACCACAACTTCATTGGTTGTTTCTGGTTTAACAGTAGGGCAAGTAATCCCTGTTGGTACAGATATTTTCCAATTGGTTAACGGTCAGTTACAGAGTATCGTATCAGTAGTAACAACCGCAGCAACCGTCACGACAACAGGCAGTACAACATTGACAGTTACAGCTTCATCCGTAACACCGTCAGCTAGTGCTACTCTTGTTTTAGTTCAAACCCCAGAAGTGCTCGTGAAATTCAATCAAGGTGTTCACGACTACTACTCAGCTTAATCTAGGAGATATTTAAATGGCTATTTCTCGTGCACAACTACTGAAAGAGTTGCTCCCCGGATTGAATGCTTTGTTCGGTTTGGAGTATGCTCGTTATGGTGAAGAACATAAAGAGATTTATGAAACAGAAACCTCTGAGCGTTCTTTTGAAGAAGAAACAAAACTGTCTGGTTTCTCAGCAGCACCTGTTAAAAACGAAGGTCAAGCTATTCGTTACGACAATGCGCAAGAAGCATGGACAGCTCGCTATAACCACGAAACTATTGCCCTTGGCTTTAGCTTGACTGAAGAAGCAATTGAAGATAACCTCTACGATTCTTTATCAGCTCGCTATACTAAAGGCTTGGCTCGTGCGATGGCTTACACTAAGCAAGTTAAGGCTGCTGCTGTAATTAACAACGGCTTTAACAACGGTTATCAAGGCGGTGACGGTGTTTCATTATTTAACACTTCACATCCATTGATTAACGGTGCTACTAACGGAAACACTCCAACCACTGCTGCTGACTTGAATGAAACTTCTTTAGAGAATGCTGTTATTCAAATCGCTGCATGGACTGATGAGCGTGGATTGTTAATTGCTGCTAAACCTAAGAAGTTAATTGTTCCACCTGCACTACAGTTCGTTGCTACTCGTTTGTTAGAGACAGAACTCCGTGTTGGTACAACTGATAACGATATTAACGCTATCAAGAACAATGGTTCTATCCCTGAAGGTTACACAATCAATCACTTCTTGACCGATACAAACGGTTGGTATTTGACTACTGATGTACCTAACGGTATGAAGCACTTTGAGCGTACTCCTTTGCAGAACAGCATGGACGGCGACTTTGATACAGGTAACGTACGTTACAAGTCTCGTGAGCGTTATTCATTCGGCTGGTCTGATCCATTAGGTATGTACGGATCACCCGGAGCTTAATACCTTAAGCGCCTATAAGAACCCGCTCACAAGGCGGGTTTTTTCTTTTATAAATCAAGTATTTAAAATTATTATGTATTGTCATAATCTCTGAGGTATTATATAAATACAGCGTTTTGCTGGACTAATTTTGGAGAATTTTATGATTATGACATTTGAATTTAATGGTCAGCGTATTACTTTTAATCTTTTAGATTTTGAAATTTTTATTGATGGTCTAGATGATGAAATTGAACCAGCAGAGGCAAATGAAGAAGTCGAAATGTTTGAGTTAGATGACTACGATATTAATGAGGATGAAGATGGTACTAAATGGTTTTATGATGAAGACTACAATCTTTATGTCTATGATGAAGAGCATAATGTTTGGGTTTTAGAAGAGTAACCGAGGCCCGCTCTGCGGGCTTTATATGCATATCACACCAAAAGTTCTAGAAGCAGTTTATATAATGCTGTGCAATGTTAAGCCTTTTAGTGGGTGGAAGTTACCTTGCCCGGAAGAAATTAAATTTACTGTAACTACAGACGAGGATGCATTAGGCACATACATATTTAATGATGATGAAGATATGCATGAAATAACTATTAGCAAAGCTAAATGTGCGCACCTAGATACATGCATAAAAACTATGGCGCATGAGATTATCCATATGACTAGAGGAAAGACTAGTAAGTATGCAGCGCACGATGCTTGTTTTAGACGTAAAGCTATTGCTGTGGCGCTGGAGTTGGGGTTTGATCCCTTAGAGCTTTAGCAGCTTTATCTTCCTCATAATGTACCTTTCTGTGGCAATTTGCACATAATACGATACACTTTTTAATTTCTTTTTTAGCCGCACCATAGTTATGAGCTTGCAATAATTTGCTTACTTTTTTGTTGTCTGGATGACGTTCAATGTGATGGAAATCAAAAGTAGCTGGATGGTCTTCACCACATTTAACACATTTAAGTGTGCTTTTAAAAGCACTCCATTCTTTTCTACGTTCTTTTTTCCTATCAGAAATACGTTTTTTAGAAGACTCTTTGTTAGCCTCGTAGTATTTAGACGAGTACTCTTTGTGTTTCTCTTTTCGAACTGCGGGGTCTTTATAGGGCATACACAAATAATACACAAAAATATATTACAATCAATTAAAAATATAGTATGATTAGTTATCTGGGTAATTCCAGCTTATTAAACTGCACCCAGCAGACGATATACCGATTAGTAAGCTTAACTTGTATATAGGAGAATCCTCATGGGTTTAGCTTCACACTTAGGTCCTTGGCTATTAGGTACCGTTAAAAACACAACTGGCACTACTGCTGGAACATTACGTAATATGGGTGCAACTGTTGTAGCTCAATCTGTTGCTATTGCTTATACAGACATTACTGCTGGCACATACGCATTTACTATTCCTGCTGGTTCACAAATTTTAGAAGCTACGTTAAATACAACTGTTGCTTACGCAACTACTACCCCTACATATGCATTGTTTGCAAATGGTACAGCTATTAATACAGCAGCTAATGGTAGCGTATTTACTAATACAGGTATTGTTAACATCGCTCTTGGCAATAACAACGCAGCTGGCGCAGTATTGTGCTCTAACGTAGGTACAACTGATGCACTTATTACATTTACTCAAGCTAACGTAACAGCTACTTCTGGTGCTGCTATATTGACTTTAAGATATGTAGTTCGTCAAGCTGATGGTACGTACGCTCCTACCGCACAACAGGCTTAATTAATCTAGGGGACTACGGTCCCCATTAAACTTTAGGAGATTAATTATGATGCAAACTGATGTCAAAACGTACCACACTGCAAGTAGTGGTGCACAACAAGTTGTTTCTGGAAGATGCCGTTTACGTGGGTACCAAGTTGCTCCAAGCGGAACTGCTGGTCAATTAAACTTTTATGATGGCACTTCAACTTCTGATCCGTTAGTATTGTCAATAGACATAACTACCAATACTGCAATCATTTCAACAATGATTCCTGCTGAGGGGATTGTGTTTACTAAGGGTATTTACTACGCACCAGCAGCGTCAAATACAACAACATTCACGGTATTTTACAGTTAAGGAAAAGAATGTGGCTACTAAGAAGAAAGGACCCTCACTTGCAGTGGGAAGAGGCGAAAAACTACCGGTTTCTAAAGGGGCTGGACTTACTGCTAAGGGTCGTGCGAAGTATAACAGGGAAACGGGATAAAATTTAAAAGCCCCGCAACCTGAAGGTGGGTCTCGTAAGAAATCTTTTTGTGCAAGAATGAGTGGAATGCCCGGACCCATGAAAGATGAAAAAGGTAGACCCACACGCAAAGCTGCAAGTTTAGCAAGGTGGAAATGCTAATGGAAATGCGTGAAATATTAATGTTGTGGAATATGGGATTAACTCTTATTATGGGAGTTGTAGGCTTTTTCCTAAAGGAGAAATTCAATGAAGTTCAGCGTCTTAGTATCTTGCTTAACAGAACCCGTGAAGAAGTGGCAGGAAACAATGTCACTAAAGCAGAGATGGAAAAACTTGTTGAGCACATGGACTCAAGGTTTAACCGCCTTGAAGACAAAATTAATCAACTTATGGCGAGATAAAGATGCCTAGTTCAAGTAAAAAACAACATAATTTTATGGAAGCAATAGCCCATAATAAAGCTTTTGCTGAGAAGGTAGGAATCCCACAATCTGTGGGTAAAGATTTTTCAAAAGCCGATAAAGGCAAAACTTTTAAAAGGGGTGGTGAAATGAAAAAGATGAAAGAAGGCGGTAAAGCGGATATGGCTCAAGATAAAGCTATGGTTAAGAAAGCATTAAGAATGCATGATGCTCAAGAACATAAGGGCGGAAAAGGCACAGACCTATCCAAGCTTAAAAAGGGCGGCATGGCTATGAAGAAAATGGCTGGTGGTGGTTTAGCCGCTGGACATAAGTCTGCTGATGGAATTGCTACTAAAGGTAAAACTCGTGCAATGATGCCTAAAATGTCTAAAGGCGGAAAGGCTTGCTAAATGAAAATGATTAAAGAAAAAATGGAACCAATGTCAGGACCAGATATGGTTCGTCACGATGACTTTATCTCTAAGCATGAAGAAGGAAGTCACAAGCATTTTAATAAAGACATGAAACAGCATGCCGCTGGTCATAAACACCATATGGATCATGTAGTGGCTATGTGCGGTGGTGGCTATATGAAAGGTAAGAAGTGAGAGCCTCTCGTGGAATGGGTGCAATAAACCCTTCCAAAATGCCGGGCGGAAAAAAGAAAGCCCGCAGGGATGATACTGACTTTACTGAGTACGCAAGAGGTGGTAGAGTTGGCGAAGCTGCTGCAGAGATTGTAAAAAAATCTTTGAATAAACCCGGTAAATTACGGGCAGTTGATATGTTAAAAGAAGGTGGGCATGTAAATGAAGCTGGTAATTACACAAAACCTAGTCTTAGAAAACGTATTGTATCGCAAGTAAAGTCAGCGGCAGTGCAAGGCACAGGAGCAGGACAGTGGTCAGCTCGTAAAGCTCAGTTGGTTGCTAAACGGTATAAAGCAGCAGGTGGTGGATATAAATGAGTTCCTTAGCAAAACCCCAAAAATCATTAAAGGCTTGGGGTGATCAGAAGTGGACTACAAAATCGGGTAAAAAATCCTCCGAAACTGGAGAGCGGTATTTACCAGAGAAAGCAATTAAAGCGTTAAGCCCGCAAGAGTATGCAGCAACTACTAAGGCAAAGCGTGAAGGTAAGGCAAAAGGTAAACAATTTGTAGCACAACCTAAAAGCGTTAAAAGCAAAGTTAAACCATATAGAAAGATTACATGACACCTGAAAACTATCCCGGTTGTGTAGTAATAGGAGCTTAAATGGCATACACGTCAGGAACCAGCGTATTTAACTTAGACCTCACCGAGTTAGCGGAAGAGGCTTTTGAGCGTTGTGGTTCACAACTTCGTTCTGGTTATGACCTGCGTACACTTCGCCGTTCACTAAATCTACTTACTATTGATTGGGCTAATCGTGGTATTAATCTTTGGACTGTAGAAGAAACAAGCATTCAGCTGACAACTAATCAGGGTATTTATGCCGTCCCTGTTGATACAATAGATATTCTTGACCTTGAAACCCGTACTAATAATGCAAGCACTTCCAATCAAACCGATATTAATCTCAGCCGTATATCTGAGCCTACTTACGCTACTATCCCTAACAAGCTTACAACGGGAAGACCTATACAAGTTTATTTCAATAGACAGTCAGGTAATGCGGATGTATCTGAGTATTTATTAAAGACAAGCATTAGTGCAACTGATACAACAATCACATTAAAAACTGCAACCAACGCTAATATCGCAAACTTAAACTTGCGTTCTACTGGGTTTATTCAAATTGGCTCCGAGACTATTGCTTACACAAACATCATAGGAAACCAACTACAAAATTGTTGGAGAGGTCAGAATAATACAGTAGCTGCAACACATACAGCTGATGATGCAATCACTGTTCAGTATCTTCCTTGTTTAAATATTTGGCCCACCCCTGATGGTGGTGGAGGTCCTTATACATTGGTTTACTGGCGTATGCGTAGAATCCAAGACGCTGGTACAGGTGTAAATATTCAAGATGTACCATTTAGATTTATTAACTGTTTAGTTGCTGGCTTATCTTATTTAATGAGTGTTAAAATTCAAGGAACAGACCCTAATAGAGTGTTGTTTTTAAAACAGGACTATGAAGATCAATTTGCTTTAGCCTCTCAAGAAGACAGGGAAACAGCGCCTATACGGTTTGTACCACGCAATTTGTTTTATAGTAGGTAATTATGCCTAGTAATTTTGCATCAGGTAAACACTCGATTGCCGAATGTGATCGTTGTGGGCAGCGATATAAGTTAAAAGACTTAAAAAAGTTGACGATTAAGACTAAACAAGTCAGTATTAAAGTATGTAAAGAATGTTGGGAACCAGATCAACCACAGTTGCAGTTAGGTATGTATCCTGTTAATGATCCACAAGCTGTACGGGAACCAAGACCTGATGTAAGTTATTATGGTTCTGGATTAACTGGGTTGCAAACATTAAATGGTAATGGCACAGGCATTGATCAGAATGGTTATCCAGCTGATGGTAGTAGACAAATTCAGTGGGGATGGTATCCTGTAGGTGGTTCTTTTGGGTTTGATAGGCAATTAACACCCAATTCTTTAGTAGGAATTGGTACAATTAATAGTGTAACTGTAACAGTAAATTAAGGAGTTTAAAATGGGATATAGATCAGCAGCTGACGGCATTACAAAAAAAGGAAGAACTAAGGGTAAAAATCTTGGTGATTCTGGACCTACCGTTAAAATTGAAAACGGACCAATGAAAAAAACTGTTGGTAAAACAAATTCCAACATGAAATCCATGGGGCGTAACTTAGCTAAAGTGGCAGCTCAAAGGGGAAGATAATGGCTAAAATTGAAAACAAACCCGCTGAAGCTTATGCTAAACCACATACTATGTCAGGTGGTAAAGTCACAGCTAATGCTAAAGAAATTGAGGTTAAAAAAGACCCGAATACTTTAAGCGCTAGTCAAGTTAGTCCACGTACTGTAGCTATGCGTGTAAGTGCTGGCAATCCCGGTGCTGACGATGTAAAAACTTCAGGCATTGAAATGCGTGGTGCCGGAGCTGCGACCAAAGGTCGTATGTCAAGAGGGCCTATGGCTTAATTTTAACTAAAGAGGAAAATATGAACTTTCAATTAGAGCAAAATGAATTTGACTTTGTATGTAATGTATTAGGTGAGTTGCCTACAAAAAGTGGTGCATTTATGGTTTTACAAAAACTACAAGCTCAAGCAGCTGCTAGTAAAGTAATTGCATCTGCGCAAGAAGTACAACCAGAAGAAACTGTGCAGTAATGAACTACATCCAGTTATATCAAGCAATACAAGATTATGCTGAGAATACGGAAGCGCTGTTTGTAGCCAACATTCCTGTATTTGTTCAGCAAGCGGAGGAGCGTATTTTTAATACGATTAACTTCCCATCTTTGCGCAAAAATGTAACTGGATCATTAACACAAGGCAACCAGTATTTATCTTTACCAAACGACTGGTTGTCAACCTATTCAATAGCTATTTACACTTCTGACTATGCTGTTCCGTATACTTACTTAATTAACAAAGATGTTAACTTTATACGTGAAGCTTATCCAGCCCCTACAGTAGCAAATCAAGGAACGCCTAAATACTATTCTATTTTTGGACCTAACTATTCAAGTCCTAACGAACTTTCTTGTATTCTTGGACCTACTCCAGATACAAATTACAACGTAGAATTACATTATTTCTTTTACCCGCCATCTATTGTGCAGGGTATTATTTCTAGTCTTGGAGTTATTACAGCAGGTAGTAACTATACACCGGGTACATATGTAGAAGTCCCATTATTGTATAACAGCACCAATATAGGCGGTGGTTCTGGAGCAACTGCAAACATTACTGTAAATAGTAGTAAACAAGTTAGCTCTGTTACGTTAAGTAATGGTGGACAATTCTATAACGTAGGGGATGTTTTAACTGTTAGTGGAACAACTATTGGTTCTTCGGGTACTGGATTTTCTATTCCAGTAACAGCTATTAATAACTCAACTGGCACTTCATGGCTTGGGGATAACTTTGACCCCGTACTTTTATATGGCGCTATGCGTGAAGCAATGTTATTTATGAAAGGTGAACAAGACCTTGTTAAATACTATGAAGATAAGTATCAAGAAGCGCTTGGATTAGCTAAACGTCTTGGTGATGGTCTTGAGCGTGGTGATGCATATCGTGATGGGCAAACTAAACTTAATGTTAGTGGGCAAGGTTCATGAGCATAGTTCAAGGACAAACTACTTTATTTAAAACTAACATACTTAGTGCGTTAGAAAACTTTGCCGTTGGAACTCCATATGTATATAAGATCGCTCTTTATAACGCTAACGCTACTCTTAATAACTCTACCACCACTTACACTTCTGTTAATGAAGCTACGGGAAGCGGATATACGGCTGGAGGTCAAGTTCTTACAATATCTTATCCACCTACTGGCGATACTTCTAACAACGTTGCTTGGATATCTTTTAATAACGTAACGTGGACTGGAGCCATTACTGCAAGGGGTGCGTTGGTTTATAATAGCACTACCGGAGCAGCGTGTTTTGTGTTAAATTTTGGTAATGATGTTACAAGTACCAATAGTTTTACCGTAACGTTCCCTACACCGGGGTCAACAACCGCAGTTTTAACAATTTCTTAGGAGTTAATATGACAAACGAATTAGCCAGCTGCGGTGATAACGCTGTAGCAACATTACAAGCAAACGTAGCTATTCCTGAAGGTATGGGTGTAGCAGGACATTATCATGTTGAATGCCGTGATGCAAATGGTAACTTAAAGTGGGAAGAAGAGTTTCCTAACTTAGTGGTTGCTGTTGGTAAGCAGTTAATGCTTGATACATTATTAAGAGGTTCTGCATATACCGTTGTTGGACCATTTTTAGGTTTAATTGGTAACTCAACAACATTTGCTGCTGCCGATACAATGGGATCACATACATGGACAGAATTTATTAACTACACGGTTGGTGGTTCAGCAGTACGTGGAACAGCAGTATTTGCTGCATCTACATCATCAGGAACAACACCATCTAACGTAACGACATCAACAGCTACTTCAATTACTTATACAATTACAGGTGCTGGTGGTACAGTTTATGGATGTTTCTTAGTAACAGGTTCAGGCGCTGTAAGCACTCAATCTAGTACAGCAGGTACTTTGTATTCTGAAGGTAACTTCTCTACTGCTAAAACTACAACTGCCGGTGATACTGTTTCTGTAACATATAGCACAACCGCAACAAGTTAAGGAGTCCTAAATGGCTCTAGTTGTTTATGACCGAGTACAACAAACGGGTACGGCTAATACTACAATTAGCTTTACCCTATCAGGCTCAGTTGCAGGATATCAATCATTCTCCGTAGTAGGTAATGGAAACACTACTTATTATGCGGCTATTGACGCTTCTGGAAACTGGGAAGTTGGTATTGGTACGTATGCAACTGGCGGAACATTAACTCGGACAACTATTTTATCTTCTAGTAACTCAGGTAGCGCAGTTACATTTAGCGGTACAGTTAACGTATTTGTTACTTATCCAGCAGGTAAATCTATTAACCTAGATGCTTCAGGCAATTCAACTGCATTGGGGACACCTGTTTCTTTAACGCTTACTAATGCTACGGGTCTTTCATTAACAACAGGCGTGACAGGCACACTTCCCGTAACTAGCGGTGGTACTGGAGTTACAGCGTCTTCAGGCGCTAACTCTGTTATGTTACGAGATGCCAACCAAAACGTATCTATTAATAGATTAAACCAAAGTAGCACAACAACTACGGCAGCTGCTGGTACAACGGTATTAACTGCGGCTTCTACATTTAGTCAAATATTAAGTGGTACAGGCGGGCAAACCTTTAGACTGCCAGATGCTACAACGCTGACTAATACAACTACATTTGAATTTAACAATAACGCTACAGGTACTTTGACGATTGTTGATAATGCTTCGGGTGCTGTTGGTACCATTGCTTCTGGTGGTGCGGCTGCGATTGCTCTTTTATCCAACGGTACAGTAGCTGGTACATGGGACGTACACGCATATATTCCTGAGAACGTACAGTGGGGTACAAACTCTTTAGCTTTAGGTTCTACTGTAATTACAGGTGGTACATGGAATGGCGGAACAATTTCTTCAGCTTATGGCGGTACAGGCTTAACCACATTTACAGCCGCTAATAATGCTCTTTACTCAACATCAGCAGGCGCTTTAGCAGCTGGGACTTTACCTGTATTAGCAGGGGGTACAGGCGTTACGACATCTACTGGCACTGGTTCAGTTGTATTAAGTACATCACCTTCTTTAACTACGCCTGTTTTAGGAACTCCATCTGCCGGTACTTTAACTAACTGCACAGGTTACACAACGACTAACTTAAGTGGAAGTATAAATTTAACTACCCAAGTAACGGGCACACTTCCTGTGGCAAATGGTGGCACTGGCGTTACAACATCTACTGGTACAGGTTCAGTTGTATTAGGAACAAGACCAACATTAACTGTAACAGGTGCAGGGTTTACTTTACAAGATGCTACTGATACCACTAAACAAGCAAATTTTGATTTAAGTGGTATAACAACTGGAACTACTAGAAATTATTTTTTACCAAATGCTAATAACACTAATTTAGTATGTACTGGAAATATAAATCAAACATTGACAGGTACAACATCATTTACAAATACTTTTACAGTAACAGGTACTGGTGTTACAATAACTTTTGGTTCTACAACAGGAATATCAACAACTAATATACAAGCAGGAGCAACTACATCAGGTTCAACAAAAACAATTAATTTTGGTACAGGTGGTGTTGCAGGCTCTACAACTACTATAACCATTGGCAGTACAACAGGAACATCAACAACTAACTTGCAAGGTGTTTTGCAATTAACTGGTTCTGCAGGAACAAGCGGACAAGTTTTAACATCACAAGGTTCAGCATCAGCTCCAGTTTGGACAACTCCAGCAACAGGTACAGTCACATCTGTTACAGGCACTTCTCCAGTCGTATCTTCAGGCGGTAATACACCTGCAATTAGTCTCGCTGCAAGTTATGGCGATACACAAAACCCATATGCATCTAAGACAGCAAACTATTTCTTGGCGGCTCCTAACGGTGCGGCAGGGGCTCCTACATTCAGAGCAATCGTAGCAGCTGACATTCCTACACTCAACCAAAACACAACAGGCTCTGCTGGATCAGTTGCAAACTCTTTAACACTAGCAACTTCAGGTACAGGCTTATCAGGTTCTGCAACATTCAATGGTAGTTCAGCACAAACATTTACAGTAACTTCTAACGCTACTAGTGTAAATACTGCATCCACGATTGTTGCTAGGGATGGTTCAGGAAACTTTACTGCTGGGACAATTACTGCTACTTTAAGTGGAAATGCTTCAACTGCCACTACAGCAACTAACGCACAAGGTTTAACAGGATCTCCAAACATTACTGTTGGTACAGTTAATGGAACAGCAGGTGGATTTACTTCTTATTTTTATGTAGGCTCTACCGCAGCGTCAACAACCGCAGGCGATATTACAGCAGCTAGGTCAGCAAGCACAGGCGTTATATATTTAGGGTCTAACGCTGCTCACTATTTATACTTTGATGGTACAAATTACAATTTGCCGAGTGGTGCTGTAATTGCTAACAATATTACTGCCGCAGGAAATGTAACAGGTTCATCCGCTTCTTGTACAGGTAATGCCGCTACTGCCACTTCCGCTACTACAGCTACAACAGCAACTAACGCACAAGGTTTAACAGGAACTCCTAATATTACTGTGGGTACAATTACTGGTGGAGCAACAACTCTTAGTGGACAGTTGGCTGTTAATAATACTGTTTATTTTAATACTGGCACTGGCGTATCACAATTTAATGATTTAAATATTGGCGGAGTTGGCGGTTGGGCTGGCGGTGAAGCGCATGGAATAAATACATATTACGGAACTATTGCATCTCCAACTATTTTTTCAAGGTTTGATACTTATTGGGATGGTACAAACGCATCTTTTAGATGGAAAAATTTATATTATGGCGGACCAACAACCGCTACTGTAATGAGTTTAACAGCCACAAGTACCACAGTTGCTAATTTAAACGTAACAGGGTCAATTACTGGTTCTTCTTTCTCAGGCGCAGGTACAGGTTTAACAGGCACAGCGTCAAGTCTTTCTATTGGTGGTAACGCTACAACAGCTACATCTGCTACAACTGCGTCAAATGCAAATTTGTTAAATAGTATTTCTGCTGTAAACCTATATAACAATATGGGGCAAGCACATGGCACATCAACATCATTTGAAGCCGCTGGAAGTGCACTTGCAAGAGACTTTGGTTATCGTTATGTTCAAGGTAGTACAAACGGTCCCGGAACAAATTCAGCCGGCCAATATTATTCTTGGAATATTGGTTTAGGTTCTGAATATGCTTATAATACATATGCCGCACAGTTTGCAATTCCTAGAAATGTGACTACACCTTATTTATCTGTAAGATATGAAGAAGGAAGTTCTTTAGGGGCTTGGCAAAAAATAGCGGCTGGATATGCGGATACGGCAGGTAACGGTGGAGTAACTTCTATAACTGCGGGTACAGGTATAAGTGTTTCAGCGTCTACTGGTGGTATAACAATCACTAACTCATCACCGGGCGGTACAGCAACAGCAGTTCAATTACCTTCAACTAACCCATTTGTGCAAAATGCAACAACATTATCTGCTAACTTAACGATTACAGGTTATAACGCTATGGCGGCTGGACCTTTGACTATTAATACTGGTGTAACCCTAACCATTGCTACGGGTTATAGAGCGGTAATTGTCTAATGTTTGGCATATCAGCTTTTGCTCAAACAACATTTGCTGGATTAGCCGGTGGTCAAAACTTTGCATTTTCTATTATTGAAGATTCAGGTTTAGCCGACTCTAGTACGCAGTTAGATGCTTTCTTGTTTAGTTTTACCGACAACATAACCATGAACAATGGTGATCAAGAGCAACAAAACTTGTATGGTAGCGTTACAGAAAACACGGGTATAGCCGATTCAAGCTCACAACTTTCTGCTTTCTTACAAAGTTTTACAGACCCAATAACAATGGCAGAGTCAGAGTCAATTACAGCTCAATTTGCTGTACTTAGAGCAGAGCCAACAACTATGGCGGATTCAAGTGCTCAGTACTTTGCTGCTTTAGAGTCCGATACTCAAAATGTCAATATGGCAGATGCAAGTAGTCAAGCATCTAGTTTTTTACAAAGTCAAACCGAACCTATTACTGTAGCGGAAAATGAATTTATAACTGCACAGTTTGCACAAAGCGTAACAGAAGCTACAACTATGGCGGAAGCCGAAGCAATTACAGCCCAATTTGCTCAATCTGTAGCAGAGAATATAACGGTGGTTGATGCTCTTTCAATTATTAGTTTGTTCTTCTTGTCTATTGCCGAAAACTTTAACCCTGCTGATGTACGTACAATTACCGCTCAGTTTATATCAAGTATTACTGAAAATTTAACTCCTGCCGATGCACCTACAGTCACAGCCCAATTTCCAATAGCCTATACAGAAGCAACAATGTTTATGTTTGACATATCAAACATTTCTGCCCAATTTGCGGCAAGTGTTGCAGAAGCAGTAACTATGGCTGATATTAAAACTATTCAAGCTTTATTTCTTTTGTCCATTAGTGAAAATTCAGAAGTGGCATCAATTCAAGCTATAACGGCTCAATTCCTAGAAATTATTGCCGAAAACATTAATATGGCAGATTTAAGTACACAACAGTCAAATTTTCTTGATATTATTACAGAAAATATTGTTTTGTTAGCGGCTTATGTGGTTACAGGTTGGGTTAAAATTAATGATAATCAGACGGTGACTTGGGCAAATATTAATGACAACCAATCAATAACGTGGAATAATATAAACAATACGCAATCAACGGCTTGGAACTTGATTGATGATTCTCAATAAGGATTTCTATGTCTACACCTACAACTAGTTTACAGTTACAGCAAATTACTACTGGTGATCAGTCAGGTACATGGGGAACATCAACCAATACCAATATGCAGTTGATTGACGATTCAATTGCAGGTGTTGCAAGCATTACATTTGATGGCATAAATAACTACACATTAAGCACAATTAACTATGCTTCAGATGAAGCCCGTAAATTAGTTATTATTGCTAACGGCAGTCCGGGAGCAGCAAACCAAATTGTTGCCCCGCTAGTTACTAAGTTTTATGTTGTTGTAAACAGAACAAATACAGCAATTGTAATAGGTGCAGCTACAGGCACCACTGTGTCTATACCTTATACAGCAACACCATCTGCAATGCTTGTTTATTGTGATGGAACTGATTTTAAACCAGCGTCTAATTCAACATCTGGAACATTTACATCTGATATTTTTAGCGGTGCTGGAACTGGACTTACCGGAACTGCTTCGGCACTTTCCATAGGGGGTAATGCGGCAACTGCTACATTAGCAACAAGATCTACCAATATAGCTGGCGGTGCAGCGGGCAATTTACCTTATCAGACTGGATCTAATACAACTGCTTTTTTAAGTTTAGGGACAAATGGATATTTATTAACTGCGGGCTCAACTGCTCCTCAATATACTAATCCGGCAAGTCTTTCTATAGGAACTGCAACTAATTTAGCTGGTGGTTCAGCTGGATATATACCGTATCAAACTTCTTCAGGTACTACTTCATTTTTAGCTTTAGGTACAACTAATTATGTTCTTACTGCTGGAGCTTCTGCCCCTCAGTATGTAGCCCAAAGTACGCTATCTGTAGGAACTGCGGCAACTGCAAACGCTTTAAATACAAGCAATTCGTATACAGGCGTAAACTTTACAGCAACAGGATATTTTAGTGGCCCCGGAACAAATCTTACTGGTACGGCTTCTTCTTTAAATATTGGTGGAAATGCTGTAACTGCAACAACTGCAACCAACATAACTGGGGGTGCAATTGGATCTATTGTCTATCAAACAGGTTCAGGAGCAACTTCAACATTAGGGTTAGGTACAACTAATTACGTTTTAACAGCGGGCGCAAGTGCTCCGCAATATGTAGCCCAATCAACTTTATCCGTAGGAAGTGCAACAACTGCTACAAGTGCCACAACCGCTACCAATTTGGCTAGTGGGGCATCTAATCAAATACTATATCAAACAGGTTCGGGCGCTACATCATTTATTACTGCGCCAACAATAGGTGTTACTTATTTAGCTTGGAACGGATCGGCATTTTCTTGGGCAGCTGCAGGTGGTTCAAGCACAACATATTCTGCAACATTTAATAACGGTGGCTCAGGTGCTGCTTCAGGTACAGCATTTAATAATAGTGCAAACGTAACTATTTCTTACAATACTATTGGTGCTTCACCACTTGCAGGATCAACAAGTTTAACCACTCTTGGAACAATTAATACTGGTACTTGGCAGGGTTCAGTAATTCAACCCGCATATATTGCTACACTAAATCAAAATACTACAGGTAATGCTGCAACTGCAACCAACGCCACAAATGCTACCAACGCAACAAATGCCACTAACGCAACAAATGCTACCTATTCAACAAACGTAGCAGGTGGTGCAGCTAATAGAATTCCCTATCAAACAGGATCAAATGCTACAAGTTTTATAACTGCCCCGACTACAGCAAGTACGGCTTTAACTTGGAACGGCTCTGCATTTGTTTGGGGTAGCACAGGTGGACCTGTAGCTGGTGGTGTTGTTTACGAAAATGGACAAACTATAACAAGTAACTATACAATGACAACAAGTAGTAATGGCGTGTCAGCAGGGCCTATTACAGTAAATACAGGTGTAACAGTAACCATACCAACTGGCAGTAGTTGGTCAATCGTATAAGGATAAACTATGGCTGGACAATTAAAAGTAGGAACACTTGATTCAACAGTATCAAACACACCTACAATATTTAATGCTAATGGTACACAGGTTGGTACTTTGTGTAGAGCTTGGATTTATTTTGGGTATGATGGTGCAACTACAAATAACTACGCTTCATTTAATGTAAGTTCTGTATCAAGAACGGCAACTGGCAATTACACAATTAATTTTACTAATGCTTTAAATGATGCTAATTATGCAACTGTTCTTGCTTCAGGGAGTTATAGCTCAAACGTTGGTTTAGGAATTGGTGTAACAATGCCGTCTACTACAGGAACACCAACTGATAAAACGGCATCTTCGTTAAGTATCACTGTTGCTACTAACATAGCATATGATTCAAACGCTATAAGCGTAGCAATATTTAGGTAAGGGTAAATAATGGCTGGAACAATGGTTGTAAGCACCTTAAATAATGATACTGGAGTATTAGCTACTCAAAATGGCATGACGGGTATCTGTAAAGCATGGGTAAGATTTCAAGGTGGTAATGGTAATACTGCGGGGGTTATACTTGATTCATTTAATACAAGCTCTATTACAGTAAATGGTACGGGTGACTATACAGTTAATTTTACAACCGCAATGGCAAATGCAAATTATTGTGCAGTAGGATGTGGTGATACTAATAATGGAGTATCTGCTCAACATATAAATGTATTTTGGAGTGTTGCTTCTAATGCAAGCGTAGCACCAACAACAACCGCTTGTAGAGTTTCAAATACATCAACTGGCGCAGGAACCAATACTGCAAATATTTGTGTAGCAATTTTTAGTTCATAAAGGATAAATTATGGCAGGAACAATAGTCGCAGATACATTACAAAATGGTTCAAGTGTAAGCACTTCAATGGATAATGCCATTTATGGCAGTGCAAAGGCTTGGGTTAATTTTAGTGGTGTAACATCTACATCAATTAGAGCATCATATAATGTAAGTTCAGTTACTTATAATTCAACGGGAAACTATACAGTCAACTATACAACCGCCTTTGCTGACACAAGCTACGCAACAAGTGGCATATGTAGAAGAAATGGTAGTAATAGTGATATCCATTTAGCACTAAGAGGTTCATCGGATAGTGGTGGCGTATTATACTCAACAACTCAAACAGCCTTTACTACTACAACAGGTGGTTTTAGTTTTCAAGATTGTGACATTGTATGCTGTCAAGCATGGCGTTAATTAATTTTTAAAGGAGATTTAAATGCAAGTAATTATTCATACAAACGACAATGGTGGAGTTTCAGTTACCGTTCCTACAGGTGAATTAGATATTCAAGCTACTAAAATTAAAGATACACCTAGTCATTCAATTATTGTTGATGATTCTATTCTTCCTCAAGGTGCAGATGCTAAGTTTTTTGATGCTTGGGAGTTATCAGGTTCAACTGTTACAGTTAATTTAGAAAAAGCTAAAGCATTTAAACTTTCTCAATACAATGCACAAGCAACTCAAGAAGCCCAAAAAAGACAGTTAAACACATTAACAGGTATTACTAATGATGTTTCTGACGTTGACTTTATTGCTAAATTAACTTCTGATAGAACCGCTATTGCTAACGCAACAACAACCGCTGAATTACTAGCAATTTAAGGAGTAAGTTATGGCAATGACTATAGACGGATCTAATGGGTTAACATTTCCAAATAGTAGTACACAGACGGTAGCAGCTCCGGGTACCTTAGCCACATTACAAAATACAACTAGCGGAACAGCTATTAATTTTACTGGTATACCATCTTCTGCTAAAAGAATTACCATGATGTTTAATGGAGTATCAACAAATGGATCAAGTATTCCTATTGTTAGGATTGGTTCGGGCTCTATAGATACTACAGGTTATTTAAGTACGGGCGTTCAATTAGTTGATGCCGCTACAGTTAATGCACTTACAGACACAACAGGATTTCAAATTAGATATGCAAATGCGTCATTATTTATTAACGGTTCTATTATTTTAACAACAATGGGCGGTAACATTTGGGTTGTTCAGGGGTGTATGTCTAACTCAGTAGCCGGCACAGGTTATGCTTATATGACTTCAGGTGCAAAAACACTTTCTGGAGCTCTTGATAGAGTACAGCTTACAACTGTTGGTGGAACTGACACTTTTGATGCTGGTTCAATGAATATTTTGTACGAGTATTAAGGTAAAAACTAAGTGAATGCCAGACATCAATCCGATTGCCGAAGGTGCAAAGTCTTTAGCTGAAAGCCTTAACCAAAGTCGTGAGGCAGGGAAAAGTCTTACCAAAAGCATTCAGAACATACAGCATGACGGTGTAGAAGTTGCGCAAGAGCAGTTAGCATCAAGAGATAAACATAGGCAACATGAAGAGGCGATACAAAACTCCATGTTGTTTAAAGCGGTAAAGGAATATGAAAAGCAAAGCTCTATTATTAAAGCCGAAAATAAAGCTGAAGCAGAATTTAAAGCTAAATATGGTGATAAAGAGTGGGCTAAAGTTTTAGAATTAAAAGCAGTCGTAGAAAAAGAACACAAAGAAAACGCTAGTTATTATGGGCATAAACTGCGTGATGTTAAGCGTGTTCAGATGTATTGTTTTTTAGCGGCATTTTTTATAACTTGCTTGTTGTATTATTACGGGCTTGTATGATATGGATAACGATTTGGTTCATTGTTTACAATATAGAACTTTTTTTATGGGCGTACATTGTGTACTTGCATTTTGAAGAAAAGATATTGAGGAAGTCTAAAATGAATTTTCCAAAACAAACTAAAGTTGTAGTGCGAACCAAGAAGGATATTGTCCGTGGATGAAGATGTGTTCCGTTGGTGGACAATGTTTGCATTACTTTGTATGATGGCTATTATACTTTTAAAGGAATAGTATGTTTGGTATAGACGATATTGTTGGCGTAGGGATGAAAATCCTAGATAAAGTTATTCCTGACCCCGCACAAAAAGCACAAGCTGCTTTAGACCTACAAAAGTTAGCGCAAGACGGACACCTTGCTGACTTGCAAGCCGACATGAATGAACAGAATAACGTTTCAGATCGTTGGAAAGCAGATTTGGGTTCTGACTCTTGGCTTTCTAAAAACATTCGCCCAATGACTTTGATATTTATTCTGGGTGTTTACACTACCTTTGCAGGATTCTCTGCGTTTAATGTTAATGTTAATCAAGCGTATGTTGAATTGCTTGGGCAGTGGGGTATGTTAATTATGTCTGCCTATTTTGGTGGTAGAACACTTGAAAAGATTATGGCTAAGAAAGGTGATAAATGAATACTAAAGAACATGTAATGATAATTGCAGCTTGGTCATTGGTCGCAGTTATTATTGGTATGCTACTTATGTTTGCATATGCGGTGATTGATCCTAACTTTGACACAGATAAAGTATTTCAGATTATTGGACCAGCATTTCAAACCGTCATTGGTGGATTTATTGGATTAATTACAGGGATTAAAATAGGAAGCGATGATGATAACAAGTGAACAGTTAACTAAGTTAGGCATTGATACCAAATGGTTAGAGCCACTAAATGATACTTTTGCTAAGTTTGAAATCAACACACCTGCAAGAATGGCTAGTTTTATTGGGCAATGCAAACATGAGTCAGGTAACTTTAATCATTTAGAAGAAAACCTTAACTATTCTGCCATTAGATTAACTCAAGTATTCCCAGCTCGTTTTACGCTTGCTAAAGCACAAGATGCAGTTGCTAAAGGTAAGGCAGCTATTGCCGAGGGGATGTATGGTAAACGTGCTGATTTAGGCAATACTAAAGACGGTGATGGTGGTTTATTTTTTGGAAGAGGTTTGATCCAATTGACTGGTCGTGCTAACTATACTTCTTTTGCTACTGCCATTGGTAAGCCTGAAATTATTGAACATCCTGAATTGGTGGCAACACCCGAATATGCTTGCTTAAGTGCTGGTTGGTTTTGGTCTACAAGAAAGCTAAATGCTCTTGCAGATAGCGCAGACTATACAACAATGACTAAACGTATCAATGGTGGTACATTAGGACTTGCGGAACGTGAAGCAAACATTAAAAAAGTATTAGCCGTGTTAGGGTAAACCATGCCATTACAGAAGTTACAATTTCGTTCCGGACTTAACCGAGAAGGTACTGACTACTCAAACGAGGGTGGTTGGTATGATGGGGATAAAATTCGTTTTCGTTCTGGATTTCCTGAAAAAATTGGTGGTTGGACTCAACAATCTCCTAATCAGTTTTTAGGTTTGTGTCGCTCACTTTGGAGCTGGATTGATTTAAATGGTAACTATTATTTAGGTGTTGGCACTAGCGTTAAGTATTATATTTCTGCTGGTGGATACTATAACGACATAACACCATTTTCTACCGTCACGACTACGGCAACTGCATCAACTGGGTATTCTACTTTAAACGGCACAATTACTGCTATTGCAACATCCTTAACCGTAACATCTGGAGCATCGTTTGCTTCCTCTGGTGTAATTTTAATTGGTACAGAAAAGATAGCGTATGGCGCTAAAGCAGGTAATGTTTTATCAGGGTTAACCCGTGGATACGGTGGAACAACAGCAGCGCCACATACTACAGGTGCAGTTGTTGCTTCTTATACTATTTTAATTACTGACGCATCATATAATCCCAATCAAGGAGATTATCTTTGTTTTTACAATGCCTCTAGCGCTATTACAGTAGGTGGTATTACTTTAGCCACTGCGGGACAATATGTTGAATATCTTGTAGTTACTGTACCGACTACATCAACTTATACAATCTTAGCCACAACGCCAGCAACATCTGCGACAACATCTGCGGCAATTACAAGTACGTATTATGAGTTTCCTGCCGGCGCAAATACTTACGTTCCGGGTACTGGATGGGGTGTAGGTCCTTGGGGTCGTGGCGGTTGGGGTAGTGGATATACTTCAGGCGTAACTCAAACATTGCGTTTATGGTCTAACGATAATTTTGGACAAGACTTAGTTATTGCCCCTCGTGGTGGTCCTATTTTCTATTGGCAAGATGCTAATGGCGTATTTGTTAGAGCTCAATACTTATCTTCTTTGGCTAACACAACAACACTATTAACGCTTACAGCAACTACAGATATATCTTTTGCTTCAGGTGCTACTTCTATTACTGTAAGCGCTTTATTTGCTCCTAGTATTTACCCTAATATGTATATTACTGGAACCGGCATACCGGCAAATACTAAAGTTTCACAGGCGTATATTACTGGTTCAACAACCGTGCCGTTAACATTTACTTCTCCAGCAACAGCTACTACGGCAATAGGCTCAGGAAGTTACAATTTTTCTTATGCTGGTGCGTATGTTCCTATTGAGACTTTGCAGGTAATCTCTTCCTCTATTCAGCAATTTATTATTGCATTTGGAGCTAATTCATACAGTGCAAGTAATGCTAATACTACATTTAATCCCATGCTTGTACGCTGGTCGGATCAAGCCAATCCATACCAGTGGATACCACAAGTAACAAACCAATCAGGTGAATTTACTTTAACCAACGGTTCTTACATTTTGGCTGCACGTACAACCCGTCAGGAGATTCTTGTTTGGACTGATTCAGCTCTTTATTCTATGCAGTATCTTGGACCTCCTTACATCTGGGGTTTCCAAGTCTTAATGGACAACATATCTGTTATATCACCAAACTGTATGGTGACAGTCAATAACGTAACGTATTGGATGGGTAAAGAGAAGTTCTATATTTACTCCGGTACAGTGCAAACTTTACCATGTTCTTTGCGTCAGTACATTTTTGATGATATTAACCAAGCGCAGTCTTATCAAATATTTTGCGGTGCCAATGAAGGCTACAACGAAGTATGGTGGTTTTATCCTAGCCTTAGTGGCGGGGGTCAAACCGTAGACAAATATGTCATTTATAACTATTTAGATCAGGTATGGTATTACGGCAGTATGTCTCGTACCGCTTGGTTAGAAACAGGTATTTACAACTACCCAATTGCTGCCGACTACAACAGTAGATTGCTTTACCACGAGAATGGAGTAGATGATGTCGCTACAGGAACTTCGTTGCCTATTGATGCTTATATTCAGTCTTCCGATTTTGATATTGGTGATGGACACAATTTTGGATTTATATGGAGAATTTTACCGGACGTAAACTTTAACGGGTCTAATAATGGCTATCCTGTTGTTACTATGACCGTAGCACCAAGACAAAACTCAGGTTCTGCATACGGCCCAGCCGATAATCCATCCGTAAATTCTTTAGGTGGAACAAATACGTTTAGAGGTGCACCGCAACCCTATAGCCCAACCAATCAGGTATATACAATCCAAGAGTTTGATGGTCAGGTTTATACACGACTACGTGGTAGACAAATGTCGTTTAGGATTGAATCAAATACTGTAGGAACTACATGGCAGTTAGGTAGCCCACGAATTGATATTAGACCAGACGGGCGTAGATAATGGCTACAGTTAAAAATACACCAATACGTCCATCAAAAGCTCCTAACTTACCTGTTGCTCCGACAACGTATACCCAACAATACCAAGATCAAATTTTAAATGTATTACGTCTTTATTTTAACCAAGTAGATAATTTTTCTCAAAGTATAGCAATACCTGATTCTGGAACAACTGCAAATAGACCAATAAATAATGTACAAACACCGTTGTCTGTAGGGCAATTTTATTTTGATACAACGCTTGGAATTCCTATTTGGTACAACGGAACTGTGTGGAAAAATGCTAGTGGAACTACGGTTTAAATGTTATTATATGAGAAATTAAGAGAGGTGTAATATGGCTGGTGGAAATAACGACCAAATGTTAAATATGGGGCTTATGATAGCCGCCGGTGTAGCTGCGCCTGAACTTGCGCCTTTTCTTATGGAAGGTGGTGCCGGTGCTGCTGCATTAGGTATAGAAGGTGGTCTAGGAGCCACAGCCGCTACGGGCATTACTGGGGCTGCTTTAGGGGGAACTGCTGGCGCACTTACTGGACAAGATGTTGCTAAATCTGCTGCTATGGGTGGACTTGGTGGTGCAGCTGCTGGCTACTTTGGTGGAGTAAATGCTGCTGATCCGGGTTCTATGTTAGCGCAAGGACCAACAGTTTCCGGTGCTAGTTTAAATACAGTGCCAACTGCTATACCTTCTTCTACCGTTGGGATGGATGCTGCTGGGTTAATGCAAGAACCAACAGCGCTTTATTCTCCAGATCAAGCTAAAAATATTGTAAGTGGTATGCAACCAACAACTTTGTCTGGGTCAAGTCCACAATCAATAACAGGACAGGCTTTACCTTCAACTCCAACCGCATCTTCTGGCATAGCAAGCAATTTTGATAAAGCAAACATGATTGGTGGTGGGGTTGCTGGTATTAACGCATTGTTAAGTGCTCCCCCCAATGCTGCGTATACACCTCCCGGTGCTGTTTATAAAGGTGGTAATCTACAAAAATTTAAATACGATCCTGATTTATACAAACCTGACATAGTCATACCTCCAAACCCTAAATATAGAGCTCAATATGCAGAAGGCGGTATTACGTCTTTAGCTATGGGAGGTCAGCCTAATCAAATGTACCCAATGAGTCAGCAAGAACATACAAACTTTATGGACCCGACTCAATTACCATCTAGCGCTATGGAAGTAAGAAATTTTGAACCTGCTACAAACCCAATGACAGGTACGCCTACTCAGCCAATGCGTGAAGGTGGTATTGCTCAACTAGCTGTGGGGGGTAAGTTATTAAGAGGTGATGGCGATGGCATGAGTGACGACATTAAAGCTAATATTAGCGGTAGACAAGAAGCTCGTTTAGCGGATGGTGAGTTTGTAATTCCAGCAGATGTTGTGTCTCATTTAGGTAATGGCTCTACAGATGCTGGCGCTAAGCATTTATATTCTATGATGGATAAAGTTCGTCAGGCTAGAGTAGGTACTAAAAAGCAAGGTAGACAGATTAACCCAAATAGATATTTACAGGTTTAGGAGAATATATGGCGGGCGGCGGACAAGTGGCAACGGCAACACAGGCACCAGCATTTTCTTCTGGGCAGACTTATGGGGGTATGCCTATTGGGAATGCTTATGCACAACAGCAACCACAACAGATGCCGCAACAGATGCCGCAACAGATGCCACAATCAATGCAACAAGTGCAGCAGATGGCGCAGCAGAGACCTCATAACAGAGGGGCTTTTAGTGATCAAAGTATGGATGATGGCATGATGTCTAGTTCTGTATATAACCCACAACCACAAACCCCATTAGGAATTGCTGGGCTGCAAAACAACTTGCCTTCGTCTGTTGGTATGGGCGGTATGGGCGGTATGGGTGGTATGGGTGGTATGGGTGGTATGGGCGGCACGGATGTTATTGTTCATGGTATGCCTGTTAATAATGGAATGCAACAAAACGGTTTAGGAGATATGCAAAAAGCTCAACAAGGTATGGATGCGTTAAGCCAACAACTAAGGGGACAGCAACAAACAACGGAACAGCGGTATAAGACAACTCCGGAATTTTTGGTTTGATTGTTCAATTTGTAGAACCTCGTTTTATTGTAGGTATATGGGATCAAATTAAACCATATATAGAAAGTGCGTTAAAACATACAGATGACTATAACGCTGACCAAGTCAAAGTATTTTTAACAAACGGTAGTTGGAGTTTGTTTATCACAACAGAAGATAATGTTTTATATGGTGTAGCTACAGTAACATTAGAAAACGGGGTTAACCATAGAACCGCAATGATTACTACAATTAGTGGTAAAGGAATTATTAATAAGGAAGCAATGGAACAACTAATCAATATATTAAAAACATTTGGTGTAACTCGTATACACGGGTATGCCAGAGATTCTTTGGTTAGGTTATACCAACGTTTTGGGTTAGAAAAGAAAGCCAATTTAGTGGAGTTTAAATTATGAGATATGACCATTTTAGTATGCTCCCTGAAAGAGCTTTTCAAAAGAAACTAGGTACCCATGCTCCTGCAACTTTAGAAGGCGGAGGCGGAGGCGGTCCAGCTCCAGCAGCACAACCAACAACATCTACAGTAACTAATACAAACATTCCAGACTATGCACAGCCATATGTAGAAACTATGTTAGGTGCAACGCAACAACAATTATTTAACACCACACAAAATGCTGATGGTACAACACAAATTACTGGGGTTAAGCCGTATACACCATATAGTACTAACCCACAAGATTACTTTGCCGGATTTAGCCCGCTTCAACAACAAGCCCAACAAGGCGTTGCCAATATGCAAATGCCCGGTCAATATAATACAGCAACTGGATTAGCATCTGCTTCGGGTATGGGTGCTCTTGGAACTACAGGTCAAGCTGGAATGTACGGGCAGCAAGGTGCACAAGCTGGACAACAAGGTGCTCGTATGTCAAACGCATATGGTGGCATGGGTGCTATGCAAGGACAACAAGGAGCAAATATAGGCGCTTCATTAGGACAGATGGCACAAGACCCTAATGTAGTACAGGGATATATGAATCCTTATTTACAGGCTAGTTTAAATCCACAGCTTGCTGAAGCACAACGTCAATATGATATTACTGGACAGCAACAACAAGGCGCAGCTACTAAGTCAGGTGCTTTTGGTGGAAGTCGTGAAGCATTAATGGCGGCTGAGAATCAGCGTAATGCTAATATGGCAAAGAACCAAATGATTGGTCAGGGGTATAACACTGCGTTCCAAAATGCTCAACAGCAAATGCAAGCCGCTAATCAAGCAGCTTTGGCTGGAAATCAACAAGCTATGCAAGGTTATGGCATGGGTTTACAAGGTGCTGGGCAAGCCGGGCAATTAGGTATTCAGGGCGCTCAAGCTGGCTTGGCTGGTGTTGGCGCACAACAAGCTGGATATGGTCAGGCTGGTCAAGCAGCAAGTAATTTAGCTAATATTGGCGGGCAACAGTTACAAGCGCAACAAGGTATTTACGGGTTACAGAATAATATTGGTGCACAGCAACAAGCTCATCAACAAGACATTATTAATCAGCAAATTCAAAATTACGCTGTTGCACAGCAGTACCCACAACAACAACTTGCGTTTATGAATGCAATGCTACGTGGACTTCCAATGCAAGCTGGAAGCACCCAAATGTATCAAGCACAACCTAGCGCTGTTTCACAGGCTGCTGGTTTAGGTACTGCCGGTATTGCTGGGTTAGGTTTGTATAATACAATGAATAGACCTTAAGGAATTAATATGAGTATTCAACAAAATATTGCTTCTGATTATTATGCAATGGCTAACCACGCTCAGACCCCTGAGCAAATTAATGCTGTACGCCAACATATAGCACAAACAATTCAAAACGGTGGATTAGAAGCATATAAAGGCATTCCTATTCTTAATGAGTTAAATGGAAAACTTACAGCACTGCAAAGCGCTGATCAGATGAAAGCTGGGTTGTTACCACAGAAACCACCTATTGCACAACAAGTATTAAGCCAAGCAACACAACCGCAGCAAGCACCACAGCCTATGCAGCCTGAACCTATGCCAACAGAGAGTAGGTCAAGTGGTGTTGATGAGTTACCCTCTAGACTTCCTACTGAAATGGCAGAGGGTGGGATTGTTCCTAGATTTAGTGGGCCGTTTGGTAGCCAAGTAAGTTCTTCATTATTGCAACCGGGATTCGGGGAAATGTTTAATGGTCCTGTGAATGAGATGAACCGTAACCCAAATAAACCATATACGATGGAAGAAATTCAAAAGAATTTAAGGGAAGGTAGAGCAGCGGAAGCAGCTAGAAATGCTCATAAGATTGGTCCTCCAGCACCTCCATCAGCACCTATAAGTATTTCGGAAGTTATGAAAAAATTTGGCGGTTCGTCAGATGCTAACGTGTTTCCTAATATGCCTAACACTGGGGGTATTGCTGACTTAAATTATTTTAATCAATTACAGACTGAATTAAAAAAAGACCCATCAAATCAAACTTTTAAAGATGAAATTAATAAGCTATTACGTAACAATCCAAAACTTGAAAGTCAGTCTTTACAGTTAACACCATCTAAATTAGGTAGCAATCCATATGACGTTGAAGATGCGCAACTTGGTATTTCACAAAAAGGACCAGCTGATCTTCCAAAAAATGTTCAAGAAACATTAGATAAATACAATACATCAAAAAAACAAGAAACAAAAGAAATTAAAAAATTATCTAATAAACCTATAGATACAATTAAAAAAGAAGTGGCAGATGAAATTGTAAAAGGCGAAGTTGGTCCACCTAAAGATTTAATGACGGCTGAAACTACTACACCTAAAGAAGATGCTTTAAGTAAATACGAGCAGATGCTTACACAATCTCCTGAAGCAAGACAAAAAGAAAGAGACTTAGATTTTTATACTCGTTTATTCCAAGCAGGTATTGGAGTTGCTAGTGGTAGTTCTAGAAATGCTCTTGAAAATCTTAAGGAAGCACAACCTGCTATTGCTGGGTTTGCATCTGATATTGCTAAGCAACGTGAAGAAGACCGTAGCCGAATTAAAGACCTTGCTGCTCTTGGACTTAAGCGTGAAGAGTTTGGTATGGAACTTAAAAAGCTTGGACTTACTGAAAAACAAATTAATGCGGTTAGCAAACACTATGAAGATTGGAACCGTCATAATATAGCAATGGAAGGTCTTGAAAAGCAAAAAATTGGGGTGCATCAACAACAACTTGCTTTATCTAAACTTCAAGGTAATGATATAAAAACTACTAGAGAAATAGATAATATGTTTAAGACTTTATCAGCAAACCCGAAAAATATGACTAAATCCGAAGACGAAATATATGCAATGGCAAAAAGGTTAGTGACGGGACAAGGTGGTGTTAGTGGACCTGTTGGATCTTGGACACCCCAAGGTGGATACGTAGCAAATAAAGGATAGATATGCCTTTAGTAAATGTGCAGGGGGTAGGGTTAATTAATTTTCCTGAAGGTATGTCCGGAGAAGAAATTAATTCGGCTATTCGTAAAGATATACTTCCAAATTATCCTGACGTAGCCTCTAAAACTAAGCGTAGTTGGGGGGAAGCTGCTACTGATATAGGTGGTGGACTTTTAAGTACTGTTGGGCAACTTGCTCAATTACCGGGACAAATTAGTGACCTTGCTGGGTTAACTACACCTGAGAAAAAACCTACAGGGTTACAAGGACTAGGTTCTGAACTAGAACAATACGGACAAAGTTTAAAGTCTCCTACATTAGTAGGTAAAGAAATAATGCGTGGTCGTAAGATTGCAGAAGCTTCTGAAAAAGGTATGTTGCCTGAATTCACAACTGCAATTAAAGAAACACTCAAAGATCCTGCGTTGTTGACATCATTTTTTGCTGAGCAAATACCTAACCTAGTTGGTTCTTGGGGTGGTGGGTTGTTGGCTAAAGGTGCAACTAAAGCAGTGATGTATGCGGCTACGGAAGAGGCGTTGGCTAAAGCGTTACCTAAAGCTGGGTTACGTGGTGCTATTGGTACGGGTGCTATACAACAAGGTGCCGATATTGGGCACGATACATACAAAGTTATATACGACAAGTTAATTGATCAAGGTATGAGTGATCACGATGCTAATGCAATTGCATTGTCTAAGGGTCGTATAGCGGCGATTGAGGCGGCTGGTATTTCATTAGGTACGGCTAAACTTCCGGGCGGTGCTTCTATTGAACGTGCATTGGCAGGAAAGGGATTACCCGGAGCTGGTGGGTTCCTTAAAGGTGCATTGGGTGAAGCCGCTAGTGAGGCTATTGAAGAAGGTGGCGGTAAGTTTGCATCTAACGTAGGGGTTAAAGAAGTATTCCCTGAGACAAGCCTATCTCAAGGTGTTGGTTCAGCAGCAGGTATGGGTGCATTGGGGGGTGCGTTATTTGGTGGTCCCGCCGGTGCAGTTAATGCTAGATATGAAGCAAAGCAACAACAAGCAATAGATACTCAAAATGCTTTAAATATTGCCAACCAACAAGCCCAAGCACAGGCGGCTCAGCAAGAACAAGCAGCACAGCAACAACAAATACAAGCGGCTCAAGAAGCGATAAAAGCTGAGGCTGAGCAAAGAGATTTAGAAATTGCTTTAGCCCGTACACCATTTACAGACTCACAAGCATACGCTGATTTATCGGCTCAAGTTGAAAAAGCAAAAGCAAAAACAATAGCAGCAAATGAAAAAGCAGATAAAGCAAAACAAGCTTATAAAGAATCAGCTTTTCATACAGCAAAACAAGATGAATTTGGTAATATATTACCGGAAGAATTTCAACCTAGACTTATTGGGCAAGATACATTTAAAGAAATAGGTATTGGTGGCGGTCCGAATATTAAAATAAAACAACAGTTGCTTGGTAAAGATTTAAGAGATCCTGTACAAGTGGCGGAAGTGAAGTCTATACTAGAAGACTATGCAAATGGTAAAAATCGTAGTGCTAATATAATTAAAGGTGTAGAAACATTTCTACAAAGACCTGAGTTTAAGAATATTGAACAAGGAGAGATCAATGCAGGGATCAGTGGAATTAACGGTGAAACAGATAGAGGTAGCGTTAGCGTACTTGGACAGACCGGAGCCAAGCCTGCCGCCGAAGGAATTACCGCCCCTAACGGAATACCAATGGGTGGAGTTAATGCACCTACTAAAAAACCTAAAGTTCGAAAAGCAAATGTCCAGCCTACACTAACAGAACAAGAACAAGCCGATATACAAGCTGAGCTAGACGCTGAGTTGGAACAAGGCACACCTGCCAATATGATGCCAGTTACCGAGCAAGAGCAACCCGTTGCGCAACAAACTGCAACTCCGACAACTAACCCGATGCAACAGATGACGCAACAACTTGCGCCTGAAGAGCAACAACAAGAAGTAGTAGAGCAGCCGCCATTAAAACCTATGGCGGAAGATTTGGTGTCGCAAGAAATACCTTATACAAAAGCTGAAGACGATTACGCAAGTTTAAAAGACCAAATTGACTTCCTTACTCCAATGTTGGCGACTTCAGACCCAAAAGAACGTGCGGATACACTAAAACAAATAAAAGATTTACAAAATAAAATAGTTGAATTACAACAAGCCAAGCCTACTAAAAAAGGTAAAGGACTTAAAAAAGCTAAGCTAGAAACTACAACCGGTGTTACTAGTGAAAAACTAACTGCTCATCTAAATAACGGTGATTTAACTCGTGCATTAAGAGAAATTGCGGACAATACAAAAGACTTTACACCTATTGAAAACTTAGTAGCAAATCGTCTTTTAAGTAATAAGATGTTTAAAATGCCTAAGTTTCAGTTAGTTGATAGAAGTCAAATAGAAGGTGCGCCGGGGATGTATGCCCCTAGACTAGATACGGTTTATATTGCTAAAGACGCAACTGATTCCCATACTGTATTGCATGAAACAACTCATGCTTTTTTACATGCGGCTATACATGAATTTGAAGAAGGCAATATAGAAAACAAAGCCCTTACTGATTTAAAAGGAATATACGAACATGTTCTTAAAGTAGCGCCTGAATTACAAAGCGCATACGGTATGAAGAATCTTAGCGAGTTTGCGTCTGAGGTGATGTCTAATAGAGACTTCCAAGAAAAACTTAAACAGATCCCATACAGACGTGAAAATATATTTATTGCATTTGCTCGTGATGTAATGCGTATTCTTGGATTGGCAGATACTGACATTGTTAATTCGTTCGGTGCGTCATTAATAACAATCGAACGTGCGTTAAATGCGGGTCGTAATATTCAAGAAACACAAATTACAGGTAAGGGAGAAACACCTAATGCTAACCTTGCTAATAAAGCCGATTTAGACTCTTTGCTTAACGCTACTGGGTATAAAGAAAAACCTGCTGAAGTAAAAGGTTTAGGTGCCGCCTTCCAAAATATTAAAGCAATGGATGAAGCCAAAGCTAAGAGCGAACTTAAAAACTATCTTAGTAAGTTTCAAACAATGTACTTCTCTAGTGATGCAGGGTTAAGTAATCGTATCCAAGAAGAACTTAATAAGAACGGCACTGATTGGGAAACCGTAAAAGACCTAATGTATCAAGTAAGTACATCACAGGCACTTCATGCAGATGCGGTGGCTAATCAGTTTTTAGAAAAGGGTGATTTAGAATACGACCCCAAGACCTACAAATTCTATGCCAAAGACAGCGATAATAGTTGGCGTAACATTATTAAAAAGATAGATGATATATCTAAGCAAACTGGGATACCTGCGGAAGATATTAATAAGTACGCTAACCAAGCATTAATTGCTGAGCGTTTGAATGGTTTGTCTAAGTCTAATCAAGAAGTATATAGCCACATGAGCCCTGAGCAAATAAAGGCAGGTTTAGAGTTGTTTAATAAACTGCCTCAGCTCCGTGAAGTGCA